TCATGAGCTACTACCCGGTGATGCTGTGTCGTGTCGCCGCCGTACCACGGTAGCGATATTCAGCAAGATGACAACAGCGCCGCATATAGCGCCGGTCTTCAGCGCCTGTGAGTCCGACAGCGTATATAGCCCGAGGGTTGTCAGCGCCAGGAACGCCATCGCTCCGGTCGCCAGTGCCGATAGCTGAATAGATGAAACGCGTTCCGGGAGCTGGATGAGGACGAGCGTGATTGCTAATCCGAGAAAGCCGATTATTACTGCGGCTACTGTGAGCATGGTTTCTCGTTTCTTTCAGTTACAAGCTGCCGAAGAAGGATGCGACGGCGCCGCCAGCTTTGGAGAGTGCAGAACCAGCTGCGCGGACAGCCCCGCCGGCCGCTTTTCCTACTTCGGAGCCTAGGCCGCTGCCGACGAACCCGCCGATCACCCCGCCTACTGCACCCCCGATCACGGTGCCGGGGCCGGGGAAGAATGATCCGATCGAGGCCCCGATGATGGCACCGCCCTCGGCCCCGGCCCACGCGCCGGCAAGCGAACCCACAGTGCTACCGACCGTTTCCGGTACCGGCGCACCATTGGCCAAGTCGACACCAGCTTTGGCGACTTCCATCCCACGCCCCAGCCAAGTGAACTTTTCTCCGGCCCGCAGAAGGTTTTGGGCCGTGCTTTTCGACATGGTCGAGACTTTCGCGTCGGGAGCCCAGTGAGTACCTGTATTGGCGTACTTCCCGGTTTTGCTCAGGCCGTCACCGAGCTGGCCCATGTGGAAGTCGGCGGGGAACTGTTCGCCGGATTCGACCGGCTTTTGTGTGCCCTGCTGAGTCGCCTGCTGTGTCCCCTGGGTGGTCTGCTGGGCCGCTTGTTGGGCGCCTTGTTGTCCAGCCTGCTGGGCGGCTTGCTGCCCGGCTTGTTGTGAACCGCGGCGTGTGGCCGCCGTCGCGAGATCCGTGGGATCCATTGGATTCTTCTTCGGTGTGTCCGGCTCTTTCTGCGGCTGCTGTTGCGGGGTCTGCTGGTTGGCAGGATTCTGTGGCTGCTGCTGGCCAGGCTGGCCCTGTTGCGGCGGATTTTGTTGTGCCGGTTGCTGCCCGGCTGGTTGTTGCGGTGCCTGCGGCGCCGGCTGCTGTGGTGCCTGCTGCGCGGCAGGATTTTGTGGTGCTTGTGCGGGCTGCTGCGGAGCTTGAGGAGCCTGCTGCACGGGTGCCTGTTGTACGGGTGCTTGAGCGGGAGGTTGTGCGTCGGGTTGCCAGGGCCCGTAGTTGGGCAACGGTTCTCCGTGTGCGGCGCGCTGGCCAGAGGTCTGCGGGCCCATGTTTGTTTGCGGAATCTGCTGACCGCCCTGGCCAGGGCTTTCGTTGTAAATCGAGATTCCCGAGTTTTGGTCCAGCGGCGGCTGATTGATCCCGCCTTGATAGTCGGGCTGCTGACCGGGCATCTGCGGAGGCTGGAAGTTACCGGTGTCTGGACCATAGGAACCTTGTCCGTTGCCACCCCCACCACAACGATCCCCACACGGATCAGCCGAAGCTGTAGCGGCGTTCTGGGGCAGGTAAGAGGAGAAGGTGGCCAGACCGAAGGCGGTGGCCGAGAACCCGATCAATGCCAACACCCCGGCGCCGGCATAGATCTGCCCGATCGGGGTGGGCCCGCCGGGGCCGTTGGGGGTGTGAGCCCACGCCCACCAGCCCGACAGGGCCCGCCACCACCACGTGTTGGCCAGCAGCGCCAAGGTCAAGATCGCGGTGATCGCCGCCAGGGCCGCCATCGGGTCATCGCCGGTCAACCATGACGACACCCGCGGAACTACATACCCGGACAGGAACACCAGAGCGCCGCCGCCAGCCAGCAGCGTCAAACCCAGGCCAGGGTGGCTGGCCCACCACTGCCGCCAACGCTGGCCACCGTCGTGGTTGGGTGAGGGCTGTTGGCGGGTACCGGAGTTGGCGAAGATGAGCTTGCCCAAGACCTTGGCGCCGCCGAACAGCAGCGCTCCGGCGACCACCATGATCGCCACCAGCACCAGCTCGGCGAACAGGCTCCACCCGGAGCCAGCGCCGGTAACCTGTGCCCACCACAGACTTGCGTGGCCACGCAGCACCCACCACATACCAGCGCTGCCGATGACGATCCCCGTAGCCGCACGCACCCCCGCGGGAACACCATCAACCGATGCCGACAACACCGCCGACAGCGGGGCCAGGGCGCGACGTAGCAAGGTGATGCCTTTACCTAAGGCGCTAAAGGCCAAGCACAGCAGGATCACCCAGCCGACCGCACCTGCCACACCATCACCGCGGGTGAGCACATGTAGACCCCACACCCCGAGCACCGTCAGCGCGGCCCCGACGATCCCGGCAGGAAAGCCCGTCAACTCCGGCGCGGACAGTGGGGCTGCGGCGGGCAGGGTTTGCGTGGGCGCATCATCGCCATCAGGGCGATCGGTGTCGGTCATGGGTTAGCCTTCTTTCCCCGGAGAATGTGCTGTGAAAGACGTTGTGCCGTAAGCCATGTCAGGCTCCGCCCGCTGCTGCGGCAGGCTGGCCGGGTGCCAGGTTTTCTTTGGCCCACCGCACATGCCCGTTGGCGGTGGCCAGGCAGCCCTCGTAGTTGTCGCCGTCCTGGCCGAACGCGGCCACGCAGGCATTCGTCAGGTCGGCCATGAACGTGTTCTCACACGTTAGGGCGCTGGTGCGAGCGGGGGCAGCGCTCATGCACGCAGTCAGCCGGGCACACGACGGCGCGAAATCAGCAGCCCCGCCAGGGGTTCCGTCGTCCCCACCGCCGACGAATTGTGGCGGCCCAGACACACACCGCCCGGCAGCACTGCCCGCTGGTGCTTTAGGTGCGGGATCGCCTTGAGCGACCGCCGGAACGCTGGTGGATGGCCGGTAGGCCACGGTGATGGTGACGGGAAAATTGAGCAATCCGATATCGCCGACGTTCAGATTCACGTCCGATTGCTGATACAGATAACTTCCCCCGACCGACGGTGTGACCGGGATCGGGTTGCCGGCACCGTCTTTTGCATCAGGGATGCTCAGCGCCCCGATAATCGCTGCCGAATGTCCGGGGGCTGCATCGGTCTCAACTACCACCGCTTGCGCGGCTTGGCGCAGATGAGTGCCCTCGGGATACCGGATCCCCACCGTGAAGTCACTCGGCGAGATGAAGGTCTTGCGAATCATGCGAATATCCGCGCCGCCGCCGGCATCGGGGATCACCACATAATCCACCGGACCCGAACCATAAGAGGCCGCACCGCCCTCACCCCAATTAGCAGCCGTCAAGGCTCGTTCGTTGGGTAGATGGATGACGACTTGCTTGCCTGGCCACGCGGTCGCGGCATGTACTCCGTCGGTAGCGATTGGCGGAACTGCCACCACACCACGCTGGCGCGCCTCCGCAAGAGGTCGCCCTGTTCCTGGCCCCATCCCTTGCGGCACATTCGTTTTAGCCTGTGCCCCACCAATACTCACCGCACGCGGCAAATTATCGGGCTGCGGCACCGCCAACGGCGGCGGAGCCGGAGCAGGAGGCCCAGGCTGATTGGGGTCTGCTCCAGCTGCACTTGCGCTAGATAACGCAAGCCCAGCAACCGCTGTCACGGCCGCCAACAAAACCGATCTGAGATGGAGCCGCCTAGGTATGCGTCGGCCGTAGTGGACGCCCGAAGATTCGCTGGAAGCAGGTCGCGTACGGCAGTTGATCACCGTCATCAGCCGATGCGGTGCGCCCCGACTGCCGGTTTCGCCGCCCACGAGCCCCCCTTGAGCCGTATTGATACCAACCTATCAGCGACTAGACTATATCAGCAATACCAGCACACCTACATGGTCTGGCAAAGTATAGAAGGCGTCCTTCGTTGACCCGCCCGTTTCTGCACTCCAGGGCGATATTCGACCGAATTCGGGCGTTGAGTGTGACTGATGACGAAAGCTGCGGGCGTGGGGAAAAGATAGCCGCAACCTCAAATGTGGCCGAGCGCCGCTGCACCCAAGTGCCCAGTCGCCGATCACCACCTGCCCGCGCCAGCGACCAAATGCGGCCACTTCGAGAGCCCGCGTACGAAACAACGCCGAAGCAGTTTTCGGGACAACAGCCGTGATGCAGTTGGAGCTGAGGAATTGGGCGTAGCCACGTTGCCGACGGCGCTGTGGCGGAGAGTTTGTCCGAGCTGCACCAAACCCGGTCGATCTCGGCTGGCTCGACCGGCCTCCACAGACCGAAATCGAGCTCTACGCCGCTGCCCCACCTCCTCGCCAAGGCGTCCCAGCTTGATCCCCGTGCCGTCGTGACTGTGTCGCGACGGAGCCTTACGGACATTGCACCCGGCTCAACCTGGCGGGTCATCACGAAAGTGGTTGCGTAAGTCCCGTTCTGCGACCTGCCGCAGTTTCGCCGAGCTCGACTGCAGCCCGTTAGTCGAATCGGGTCGCATCCCAGCCATGGTGACGTTCACCTATCCGGGCGAATGGGAGAGCGTCGCCCCAAGGGGGCTCCAGCGAAGCAGCATATGGTGTTGTGGCGCAAACGCTTTCACCGCGAATATGGTGTGCGGCGAACCAATCGCGTCGGTGATGATCTCGAAGACCCAATACAGATCTGACCACCAGACATTCTCTGGCTTACCCAGAACTTCCTGCGCCTCGGCGAGATCTGGATTCGACGCCGCCGCTGCGAAACGGTCCGGCCAGGGAGATGGCGGATCGGGAACTACCGTGCCGTCTGGTCTCGCGACCGTAACTGTCGGTCGCCCAACATTCACACGGATCTGAGCCGGTGCGGGTCGGAGGACCGTGTGCCGCCGACCGTCGGACGTCGTGTACTCGTCGCTCAGCGCTACCGGACGAAAGTTCTGATTTTCAACGCGCCCAAGGCCGTTGATGCGCAGAAGGAGCCGCTCGGCGGCTTCATAGAACTTCTCGTCTTCTGAGGGAGAGTCGATCTCGTGAAAAGCCAGGTAATAGTGGGTGGAGTATCGCGACCGGATCATCGCCGTGTTCCCGGAGACCGATGCGAACGAACTCGGTAGGGGTGCCGCCGTTCGTTTCGTATGCGTGTGCGTGTGCGCCATATGGCCACGGTTCAGCGCCAGAGCAGCGTGAGCTCTCCGCCGTCGGGGAGTTCCGCCCAGCGCGGTGCGAAGTCGTCGTAGCGGGCGAAGATCCGGTCCAGGAGAGCGGGTTCGACGTAGACCTCGGCCGCTGGCCCGGGCCACGGGCCAGCGGCCTGCCGGTGGCCGCGCTCGACCTCCCACAGCGCCGCCGTCAGCGACGCGAGGTACTCCGACCGTGCCATGTCCGCCGCCTGCGCTGCCGTGGGCTTGCGGTTTCGCCGGGACGCCTTCCGCCGCTCCGCCGGATCGGCGGGCCAGAAGAGCCCGTCGAGGCCGTTGGCGTCGGCGAGGCGCCCGAACACGCCGCCGCGCAGCCGCGCCTCCTGCTCGACGATGAGGTGCGCCGCGTCGTGCGGCACGGGTGGACGGCCACCCGGCCCGCCGCGCGGCGTGAGCTCGGGGCCCCTCTCCCGGCGGATCCGCACGTCGTACCCGTTCCGGCGCTTGACGAACGTGACCTCCATGCCCTCTAGGGTGCGTCCTAGGCGGGGGCGCCACAACCGGTTTTCGACGGCCTGCGGCCCGCCCGCCACGCGCCCCACAGTGATTCCATGTCGATCCGTGACCGCTGGTGCCCGTCCCTCCTCGACGCGACGGCCGGACTCGGAGCGGTCTACAGCACGTAACCCAAGCCGTGGGAGCCCAGGTGTCAGGATCCGCCCCGTCGACGGGGCCCTTCTTCGGCCGCCCAGCAGCTGAACATCGCCCGCCTGATCGCTGGATATGGTGGGTGACATCGTCGGGAAGCGAGGGATGAGGGGAGCGCCGTGGATGGTCTGAGTGACGTGTCGGTCGATCACCGCGTCCGGCGTTGGAACCTCGCACGGTCGCTGTTCGCGTTCCTCACGTTGGCAGGGGTCGTGTTCTGCATCGCCAGTGCGCTCGGCACCTCCCCGCACTGGGTGTGGATCGCGGGGTTCGCCGCCACCTTGGTGAGCGGGTGCCTGCTCAGGATCGCCTGGGACAAGCACCGCGTGGCTCTCTTCGCGGGAGCCCCCACCGCCGTGGGCACGGTCCGCGACGTGCTGGAAAGCCAGTTCGGAGACGGGGCATCGAAGTACCAGCTGCTGATCGATGCGGAACTCGCACACGGGGTGTCGATCCACCGGCGGATCGACATCGGCGGGGATCCCGATCCGCTCGGCTGGGTCGGGAAGCCGGTCCGGTTCCGTCACCGCACCCTCGACCCGGACGACCTCGACGACGCGTTCGTCGGTCGCGAGGAGCGCAACGCGTCGTTGGGGCCTGGCTCGTGAGCGCCCACGATTCCGTGTCGACAGCGCCCGGCCGCGCCTACCGCTGGTGGGGCGTCGGGGCGATCACGTGCCTGGTTCTGGCGGTGACCGGTCTGCTCGGAGCCATCGCGAGCGCGTTCAGCTCCAGCCCAGAACAGCTGTGGGTCGCAACCGCCGTCGCGGTCTTCGTCCTGATCCCGGCGGGCATCCTCGGCGGCCTCTACTGCGGGCACCGGCGGTACCGCGCGCGGTTCACCAACGCGCATGTTTCCGAAGCGCCGATCGAAGAGGTCACCGAGGTGCGTCGTACCAACGACGACGGCAGCGTCTCGCGCTACTTCATGCTCACCGTGTCCGTGGCAGTGGAGGGCGGGCCGGCCATCCGAAGGCACTGCACCGTGGGTGGGGACCACCCCCGCCCACGGATCGGGCAGACGCTGCGCTTCCGGCACACCACGCTGGACCCCGACGACCTGGAGGACGCACTGTTCGACAGCATCCGCGAACATCAGCGAGGCACCGGGTGAGTCCGACTGAGCTTCGGCCCTGGCCCGCCGATCCCGTGTCCGCATGGGCGCAGGCAGTCGCTGCCCCAGCGGCGAAGTCACGGTATGGCGAGCGGCCGTCGATCAGGCCGTTGGAGGAGATTGCGGCTGACGTGCGCGGGCAGCGGGTGTTCGTGCCGGCGGTCGCCCTGGTGTTCACCGTAGTTGGTGCGATTCTCGTCGGTGGCCTGCTGGTCGGGGTGTTCCCGCTGAGCGGGCGCAGCACCTCCGCTGGTGTGCAGTGGTTCGCCGGCGTCGTTCTGCTGATCGTTGGGCCGGCGCTGTGGCTCGGGCACCGGCAGTGGCGCAAGTATGAAGAGCGCCAGGGTTTCCCACCCGCGCGCGGTGTGCTGTGTGAGATCTATCCGACGAGCTTTCACATCGGTGACGGCGATGGGTGGTGCCTGACCTCGGTCGCTATCGACGCACGGACCCCGGATGAGCAGGTGTCGAGGATCGCGACCGCATTCCGGATCTGGCTGGCCCGCCTCGAAGCCGACAAGGAGGCCGACTCCGCCGCCAAGAATGCGTGGAACTCGGGGTTCCGGCGCCGCATCATCAACGCCTTCGCATCTGACGAGATCTTCGGCCCCGAGGCCTCCGGTGGATACCTCGTCCGCGGGACCGCCAGGCGTTCACGGTGGGCGCTGTTGCTCGACTGGCGAGAACCCGAGGCCCCGGCATACCCGATGCGCAATGCGCTCGTGATCCCCGTCGACCAGGCACAGGGGTGAGAAGCGCATGGGCTGGATAGACCGACTGCGCGGGCGGGAGCGGCCGTCCACCGGAGATGCGGCGTCGGCGGACGTCGGTGTCCCGGACCTCGCCGAACCCGTCTACGCGCGTGCGCTCGTGCTCCAAGTTGATCACGACGCGGCGATCATCGAGGTCCAGCCGCCGGGCCGAGCCTCCTTCCGAGCGGAACTGCGCAGCGGCACGGATCCAGGGAGCTTCACCGGACTGGTCATCCGCTGGCACGCCCCAGTGATCATCGACGGGGCCGACCCGAAACGCGTGATCCTGCTCGAACCACCGTGCGGCCCGGATCTGCCGCTCGTGCCAGATGATCTGCAGGCGATCCGAGACGCCCGGGACCTGCGCACGAGCGCCTTGGCGGCGCTGTACCCGCCGCCCTCCGCCGCCGAACTCGCCAACCTGATGACACCGACCGCGTCGGCGGCGCACCCGGCCTGGGACGCCGTCTGTTACCGGCTCGGCCTGCTGACGACGCCCGAGGCCCAGGCCATCCTCGATCACATCCGCCGTGACGGAAACGCCTGGGTTCGAGCAGAAGCCGAGCTGTACTCCTGGGGCCCGAGCATCCCCGACGATCTACGCAAGCAGGTCGGGGCGTTCCTGTCGCATCTGCATGATGTCGCCCCGCAGGGCCGCGGTATCGATCGCGGGCCGTTCTGGACACTCGGCGTCGCGGCCCTGATGCGCGACCTCGCCCCCAACGACGTCGACGCCCGAGTCTTCGAACTGGTGATGGGTCCGTTCGTCGACGTCTGCGGCCCGCTGCCGGAGCAGCTGCTGTAGCGCGTTGCTCGGTTCACAGCGTTGGGAAGCCCTCCGGTTCTCCCCTGCAGGGCGCGAGCCAGGACAGTCGCCGGTCGCAGCCCACATCGACCATGCTGACTGGCGATCGGACCTGGTAGACGACGTAGGCGTCCGCGCCCAATCGGGCATCGATACCTATTTGCGTGTGTGCAGTGTCGGGGTCGTCCGGGGTGGGCATCGTGCAGCGGTCCGGCTGATGAGACGGCGGTACTCCTTCGGGATTCATCCACCAGAGACCTGTCGCAAACTCGTCGATCCTGCTGGCACCGACGTCGGGGGTCAGCACGTCGAAGAGTGGCTCGGCACAGGAGGGTTCACCCGCAGTGTGGCCACGGAGGCGCTGTGCGACCTGCGCTGCGTCACCGGCATCGGGCGGCAGCGCGTAGATCTCGTAGGCCAGGAGCGCGCATTGTTGCCAGTAGAACATGACCACGTCCTGCTCACCGTCGCCATCGCTGTAGCGCGGGGACATCCAACACGAGACCTGAGTCCATGAGCGCGCCGGGTTTCCTAAGCTCGCGAGCGGTGGCCGGAACTCGTCCTGTTTGGCGAGCAGTTTTGCGCGTCCGGTGGAGACGTCGTCAACCAGCTGACGGGCGTTGTTCGCCTTGAGGATCCCCGAGACGGGGCCGGGAACGAATACGAAAAGTGCCAGCACCACCCCGCTGAGAACACCGAACGTCCAGCGGCGGCGCGGTGACCACGGCACCGCAGTCGCTTCCACGTCCGCTGGTTCCTGCCCATCACCCATACACGCCACGATATCGACGCGGACGCACCCAGCCTTCGCGCCTCAACTGAGCGCACCGAGGATGGCGACTGTGGTCCATGCCGCGGCGACGGCTGCCAGTGCGAGCGACACCCACAGCAACGCCCAGAACGCACCAGAGCCGTCACGCGGACCACGCGCCGACCAGAGCAGGGCGATACCCACTCCAAGCCCGTTCGCGCTGACCCCGAGTGCGACCACGGGTAGCGCGAACATGCACGCGACGACGAAGAGAGCGGAGATCAACACCAGGATCGTCAGCGCCGCCCGAGTCCACCCTTGCTCGGGATCGTGCCGGCGGCGCAGGACGGTCTCGAGGATGCTGAACCCGGGGAAAGAAGCGATGAGCCCGCCCATCACGGTCAGCGAGTAGAACACCGGCGCGAACAAGAGCGCCTTGTTCTCCGCGGGGACGTTGCCGGTCGTCGCACCGAGGGCAAGCATCCCCGTGAACAACAGTGCGCCCAGGATGAGCGGTGCCGTCCCCGTGACGGACGCGCGATCTCCCGCGCCCCTGGGGGCCGCGCTCCGTCTACTCACCGCCGCCGTTCCCAGTCGACGAACCAGGTGGACTTTCGGTTCGGTTTCTTTGGGTCGTAGCGGATCCAGTGCTTGCTGCCGACGTAGGGCTTGTGGGTGCGCGTCATGGCCTTGTGATCGTGCTCGATTCCTTGGGAGTCGGTGAAGCGCAGGATGACGTCGTAGTACGCGTGGACGTTGCTGCCCTTCGAGCGCTTCACCTCGACCACCTTCGCCCGCACCCGCGGCCCGGTGAGCCGGATACTCCGAGCACGCTCGGCGCGGCGGTGTCGCCACCCGAACAGAGCGCCGAGGAAGTTCTTTGCGCGACTCATGTCACTGGGCCTTCTGCGGGATCTGGTGCATCGACGAACCCGAGGAACAACACATCCTTCAGGTCGTCCGGGTCGCCGGTGTTGTGGCGGAACCGGACCATCTGTCCAAGCTCCGGCGCCGTGCGCTCAGACACCCGGCAGGTGCGACGGATGCCCCCATTCGGAAGCCTGGCCGCGATCGTGATGTCGTATGCGGGCAGTGCCTCTGGATCCGTGTGTTCATCGACAACGATCTTGGTGATAGTGCCGCCGGTTTCCTTACCGTCGGCATACCGTGCGACGTCGAGCCTGAACGAGGCCAGGCACCACGGGAGGATCGACACCACGAGTACTGCGAAGGCTGCGAGGAAGACCCACCACGGGCCCGGCTTCCCGAGGACTTCGCGGATCGCAGCCACGACGACGGTGATCACGAACCCCGTCAACCCGAGGCAGGCCATCCCGAAGAAGACGCGCTTGAGGAACACCCACCGGCGGATCCGCGCCCGGGTCTCGGGCGTCCGCGCCAGGGCCATCCACGCTGTGGCGTCGCGGTTCACGAGACGAACCTGCGCTTCCCGTTTAGGAACGGCGACCCTGCTGCGGGTTGTTGGAGGCTTGAGAACTCGGTGTTGCCGTGGAGGCCGGTGATCAGGTAGCCGCTGCGTCGCACGTCGTCGTGTGCTTCGGTGAGCAGAACCATGGTGTCGGCCAGGTCCGGGTCGGCGAAGGCGTACACATGCCAGCTGCTCTCGGGCGTGAACCGGTCGATCGACGCCTCGTTGATGAGATCGCCCAGCCAGGCTGTGTGTGTCTTCCCGTCGGCTCCGTCGTAGTCGACGATGACCTTCTTCGTTTGTGCTTCCGCTGTGGTGTCGGGTTGGTCCCATTCGCGGATCTCGCGCACGCGCGCCACCCGGGGGGTGTGGTCCAGCGCGGGCAGTGGTGTGCTCGACATCGCCTGGAACCACCCGACGCCGCACGCGATCGCGACCACGAGGATGGCGAAGAACAGCATCACGCCGCGGACAGTCCCGTCGAGCGGCAAGGACAAGATGCCCCAGCTCAGGAGGACTGAGCTGATCAGGAACAGCCCGAACCACGTCCCACCGTCGGTCCAGATCGAACCGTTCGGTCCCTGCTTCCGGTGCGGTCGGCGACTCTGCGGTGTGCCGGTCACGAGGCGGCGAACTCCCACTTCGAGCCCGCGCGCAGGAACGGCGATCCCGGTCCGGGCTTGACGGGGCCGCCTTCACCGCCGATGCGGACGCCGTCGAGCTTCCACCCGGCCCGCCATACGTCGTCGTGGGCCTCGGTGAGGAACACGACCGAGTCGGCCAGTTCGGGATCGCGGAACGCGTAGACCTGCCACCGCGAGCCGGGACAGAACCGGTCCTCCCAAGACTCATGGATGACATCGGCGAGCTCCGCGTCGTGCCCCTGTCCGTGCTCATCGCGGTATTCAACGAGGATCGTCTGCCCGCCGTCCGCGTCGTCCGCACGCAGGGTCACTCGTGCTGTCCGCGGGGTGCGGTCGAGCGCGGGCAAGGGACCGCGGGTGGCTCGGAACATCCGGACGAACGTCGGGATCATCAGCACGACGCAGAGCGCGCCGATCCCGATGACGGTCCACATGAGCACCCTTCCCCATCCCTGGAAGCTCGCGACCAGCACCAGGACCGCGAAGAGACCGCATCCGGTGAACACGACGGCCGGGATCGCCCAGTCGTGACGGACGAGGAACGGCACCTCCGGCCCCGAGCCGACGAGCAGCCTCTCCGCGACCCGTTCGAGCAGCGACTCCTTACGATCCTTTGTGCTCATGAGCGTTCCACCTCCGTATCCGGCCAGCCGGCGAACTGCTCGTCTGCGAGATCCTCCGGGTCGAGGGTGTTGTGGCGGAAGCTGATTCGTCGCCCGACCCAGGTCTCGTCGGGTGTGTCCGAGCTGCCGGATCCGCTGTCGGTGCTCCAGTCCACGTGCCTTCGGATCGTATCCCCGTCCGGGAGCGCGGCGGTCACGGCGAGTGCGTAGAAGGTCGTGGGAGAGCCTTCCCCGTCGGTTCCCTCCCACGAGCGGACAGCGTCGATCACGCCGACGGAGCTATATCCGTCGGCGAACTTCGCCTGGGAGAGGCGGGTCTCGACGGCGCTGTTCAGGAAGACGCTGGTCACCGTCACCCCGAGGGTGATCCCGAGCACCCAGAGGAAGATGGTCGAGTCACCGGCGTCGGGGGCCCAGAACCAGATGGCGAGCACAACCCTCGTCAGGGCCATCAGCAGGAACAGAATCATTCCGGTGAGCAGGATGCCGTTCGTGAGGTCTTCGAGCCGGGAGAGACGGCGGATCCGTGCCCGGGTCTCGGGCGTCTTCGCCCGAGCAACCCAGTACTCGACGTACTCGTCGCTCATGAGCGGCCTGCGTTCGTCTCGTCTGCCCAGCCGTCGAAGCGGACGTCCCGCAGATCGTCGGGATCGAGGGTGTTGTGGCGGAACCGGATGGTGCGGCCGCCCCACCGCCGAGGGATGGGCCAACTGGTGTTGTCCTCGCCCCAGTCGAGCCTGCGACGCACCAATGTGCCGTCGGGGAGCTCTGCGCTGATGAGCAACTCGTAGGTGGCCTGCTCATCCCCACCGCCCGGATGGGTAATGACCTCGTCGACACGCCCGACTGCCGACTGTCCGTCGGCGTAAAGCGCCGTCAACCGCCGGTCGCTGGCATACGACCCGAACCAGGCTCCTGCGAGCAGGAACAGCGACGCGGCCCCGATGGACCCGATGAGCCACCACAGCCACGGGGCGTCGCCGTGGATGGCGTCCCAGACGCCGAGACCCACCCCGACAAGCGGGGCCCCGAGCGCACAGATCCCACCAATGACCAGGAGACACACCGACACGGACTCCCAACGCGACCAACGCCGGATCTCCGCGCGAGTCTCTGGAGTGCGAGCCCGCGCCATCCACCGCCTGGTCTGCCGGCTGGGCCCGGTGAGGTTCCGCAGCGTGATGATCCGACGGCCGCTCATGACGCGCTCCTTCTCGCTGCCTTCCGGTGGAGCGTGCGGCGGATCTTTGCGAGCTTCTTCGGGATCGGCACAGGTGTGACGATCACGTCCCTCTCGTCATCCTGCGGCTGGGTGATGAGCAGCCACTTGTGCGCGGTGGTCTCACCGGCGGTTGTCGACACCGGCAGGTGGAGGATGAAGTAGCCGCCCTGCGCCTGTTCACCGAACAGCGTCTCCGAGGAGATCGGCTTGGAGCCCGAAGGCGGCAGTCCTGCCTGAAAGAGCCACAGCTCGAACGCGGCGTGAATCGTCGCAGCCTGTCCGTCATCGAGGCGGTGGTCGAGGGCGATGTACGTCGCCCAGCGAGCCTCACCGTCGTCGTAGTCGATGCAGGCGCGATGGATCGAGTGCGCGACGCCGTGCCCGTAGACCCACGCGTTCTCGACACGCAGATCCCTCAGCGCACTGAGCCGCAGCAGCAGAACCCCGACGGCGATGAGCAGCCATACGGTGACGCCGATCCATGCGAGCCACGGCACCCAAGCCAGCCACGTATCACGGCTCGCACCATTTGCCGTGATGCTCCAGCCAGCACTCGTCGGGTCGGTGATCATCTGGTAGATCAGGAAACCGATGACAGCGAGGGGAAGGAACACCCAGAACACGGGCGCGTACACGAGCTCGGTGCGCCGCAGATCCTCGCTGCCGGCCCATCGGCTAATCTCGTCGACCGACTCCGGACGCGGAACGTCGTGAGAGCGATCGAGGGTGGTCGGCATCGATGCGCTCGCGCTCGCCCATATCACTGAGTGATCGCTGGGGGTCGCCATCCCCGGGCTGTGCTGCGGCATGTGTCCGCCCCTCCCGTCAGGTCAGGGATCGCCATAGTGTGGTGCGGTTCTGTGTCGTCCCGACCAGTGCTCACCGCCGTCCGCGGGGTGCGTAACGTCCCTTCTCTTCTCTATCCACACTGTCCCATGACGCGTGCTACCGATCACAAGGAGAAGCGTTTTCGGGGAGCGCGCAATTCGTCTCGAGCTCGACGCGGTTTCCCCGGAATCGAAGCATCCGGCCCGAGCTGGCGTTTCAGTGGCCTCGGAAACCGACGCGTGGCGCCTCACGTGAGTTACAGCCTCAGCCGTTCCTTACTTCCCGATCGGCGCGTAGCTGCCAGATGGCCAGATTCGCGCTTCCGAGCACCCACCCCAGAAACGAGAAAACCACCCGCTATCAGGTGGTTTTATGGTGGCCAGGGCCGGGATCGAACCGGCGACCTTCCGCTTTTCAGGCGGACGCTCGTACCAACTGAGCTACCTGGCCGGACGGCAGACCCAACTACTTACTGCCTCGCCGTACTGGCGACCCTGACGGGACTCGAACCCGCGACCTCCGCCGTGACAGGGCGGCGCGCTAACCAACTGCGCCACAGGGCCTTACTCTGCTCCCAGTATGACTGGTTGCGTACCCCCAACGGGATTCGAACCCGTGCTACCGCCGTGAAAGGGCGGCGTCCTAGGCCACTAGACGATGGGGGCCCGTTCCGAATCTCTCCGGGGTACCCACAACGCGTGTCGCGTTGGGAGCTCGCCCAGCTTAGGGCACAACTGCCTCAGAACCCAAACCGGATAACCTCGGTGCTCGCGCGCACACTCGACCAGTATCCTGTCTCGGCACGCCCCTATAGCTCAGTTGGTAGAGCTACGGACTTTTAATCCGCAGGTCCCAGGTTCGAGCCCTGGTGGGGGCACCAGACCGACACCGCCACCGCCAGTCGGCAGTGACTTGATGCCGGTGGCGACATACACGAATGAGATGCCCAGCGTTGAGCACAGGTCGTCCAATTCGTTAACGTCCCAAGGGGTTTCACCGGCCATACGCCGCCAAATCCTGGGCTGAGATGTACCCATCCGGCGTGCAACCTCGGAGACAGATAGCCCCTTTCGGGCGAACTCCTGTCGTAGGCGCTGAGTGATCGCCTGCGACTTGGTGGCACCCTCGTCAGCGTCCACGAGCATCAGTGTTGTCATGTCAAATACTTTACACGGTGAGCGGATAGACAGCTAGTCAGATCGTATGGCCATCACGCCAAACGGGCACATATCCCCGCATGTCGGGCTTGCGCGTCTATACGCCTAGCGTATAAAACTACACGCATGTCATTAGACCCAATAAGCCAGCGGGTTGTGGGGAATGTGCGCGCCGAGATGGCACGAGCGGGCGAGTCGCAATCCTCCCTATCGCCCAAGATCCTGCTCTCCCAAGCCGCGCTTTCCCGGCGCTTATGTGGTTTCACGGCTTTCACCGTTGACGAGCTGGCCCGAATCGCTGGAGCGCTCAATGTCCCAATCGCCGCGCTTCTCGCCGACCAGGCGGTGGCCCCGTGAGCGCCCTGGCTCTGGTCGCTGCGTCCCCGTTCGACGCGATCCGGAGCGTGACGGGCGAGGGCCGGGAGTACTGGTCTGCCCGCGAGTTGATGCCGCTACTCGGATACAACAATTGGCGCGACTTCGCCAATGCGATCAGCCGCGCCAAGATCGCCGCTCGCAACAGTGGGTACGAGGTGACCAGGCTTTTTGCGGGCGCCCTCAAAAAGTCCGAGGGTCGCAACGCCGAGGACTACCACCTATCCCGGTATGCCTGCTACCTGGTGGCCCTCAATGGCGACCCGCGTAAGCCCGAGATCGCGGCCGCGCAGACCTATTTCGTCATCAAGACGCGCGAGGCCGAGGTCGTCCAGCACCAGATTCCCCAGACATACGCCGCAGCGCTCCGCGCCGCCGCCGAGCAATCCGAGCGGGCAGAGCTGGCCGAGGCCAAGGTCGCCGAGCTGGAGCCCAAGGCCGAAGTCGCCGACCGGCTGCTCGATGCCGACGGCGACCTGTCGGTACGCGACGCGGCTCAAGCGCTGACTCGCGCCGGGATCAAGGTCGGCGCCACTCGCCTGTTCGCCGAGCTGGAGCGCCGTCGGTGGATCAAACGAGGCGGTGAGGACGGGCGCTGGCGCGTGCTGCAATCCGCCATCGAGACCGGCTACATGTCGGTGCTCCCCCAGTCGCACTACCACCCCAAGACCGGCGTGCTGGTGCTCGATCCCCCGCAACCTCGCGTCACCCCGAAGGGGATTCAACGGCTACTGGCCGATTACGACAAGAGCTGAAACCCGTTTCACCACAACTGAATAGGAAAACCCCGACGGCGGGCACTCTCGCCAAAGAACCACCCACCGTCGGGGCCACTTCAACCAGCCTACAAGGAGGCCGGTCATGTCCCACCGTATCTACACCCCTGCGCAGAGTGTCGGGGGTGCCCTGTGAGCACGCCCGCCGCTACACCACCAATCCCATTGGTCGAACTCGGCTCGGACCACATCAGGGCCATCATCGAGGGCGCCACGTTGGCATCGGCCAAGCCGACCGATCCAACGAACCCCATGCGGCCCTGGACTGTTCGGGTGGACCTCGGCCATGCGTCGTACACCTTCGACGTGGCGAACATCGGCGGCGCGCGGTGTGTGGTTAACGCCCTCGCGCAGGCGTACATCGCGGGCCACGAAGCTGGTCAGGCCCGATGACCATCGGACACGTCTCGCACCAGACCGAGCACGCAAGCCTGGTCCTATCCCTCGGCGCGCTCAAGTCCGTTCGCCTCGGCAGCGGTATCGACCGGGTGCTCGAAATCCATTTCGAGGGCGGCACGCTGCTGACCCTCGCCCCGGAAGTGCTCGACGACATCATGCGCGAACGGGTACAGCAGGTCGTCGCCCAGATGGACCGCGCGGGCGTCGGCGGTCCCACGGGAACGCTCATCGACGGCGCCGCCCGCCTCGGCGGGGTGCTCGGGTGCGAGCCGTGGAGAGATCCGTGGTCGGAGCAGGGCAACCGATCGGGGGCAGCGCGATGACAAACATCGTGATGCGCCACGCCTTTTGGACTGTCGCACTGCTGGCTTTCGTCTACGCCATCGTCGCCCTGTTCGATCAGCGCTACGCCCAATTCGCCATCGTCATGGCTCTATTCGGCGTCGCACTCGGCATTGATCTGTGGGTGAACCGGCGCGGCTGGTACCGCGACCGGGCAGCGGTCCTGCTGTTCATCGCCGCTCTCACCATCGGTGTTGCCGCCCTGTTCTCCGCACCCGCCGCGTACGCCGCCCCAACCACCTTCTCTCAGAAAGGACAACCCGAATGAATCTGCCCGAAGCCACGATTGCGCCCGAATCAATTCCCGCCCTGACCGACCCTTACGGCGCCATCAGGGGCATCAATAACGCCGCGATCATCATCGGTCTACAGAGCAAGCACGTCTACGCCGGGACCGTCCCCGAGGCGGTGGTACGCCAGCGGCGGGCCAAGAACCGCGCGGCGCGGCGCGCTCGGCGGGGGAACATCTCGGCCTTGCGCCGACAGGCCCGGCTCAACCGGAAGGTGCGCCGTCCTAGCCGCCGAATGCCATACGACATGGGCCATTTGCTTGGGACGGCGCCGGGTGCCCCATGGCTGATTCACGAGCCGGAAGCTGGTGCGGCCGAATGAACCCCATCTACGAGCCCTACGCCAACCTCGCTGAGTTCCACGAGTCCATCAGCTACGGCAAGCACTCCAGCGGGCGTGTCTACTGCGGCCCATCCACGCCCGGCTACACCGCTCGGCACCGCGCCGAGGGCAATGCCAAGGTAGGTGTGTAATGCCAGAGCCAACAAGGGCATTGCTCGAAATGGTGGCCGAGGTGGCGGACGAGCTCCAAGACATCACGGCCCAGATCGAACCGGCTTCGCCGACCTACTGCTCGGGGCGCGCTTGGAGTGCAAACGGATTGCGCGAGTACGTGACCAGGTGGACCGCTGTACTCGATGAGCGAGACGCCCTCAAGCGGGCGCTCACTGAGACATTGTGGGAGCTGCCCGCTGGTGCGAATCCTGATTATGCCGCCGCCGCGATCCTGCATCACTTTGACGTTAAGCCGAAGGGCGGCAAGGCATGACGCTCGCGTGGACTGAGAAGGTGGACGAGCTGCGTGCGCTCGGCTACCAGGACTGGGAGATTGCCAAGAAGCTCGGGAACTCGCCCGCGACGTTTCAGCGTATGGCCTTGCGGCACAACAAGGGTGTTGACGACCTCATGAACACTCTTGCGCGAGAAGAGAAACTGTCGCGGGGGTGGGTCTCGTGAAGACGCATCCGGTGGGCGTGGGCGATTGCCCCGCCGTCTTCGGCGCCTTCTTCTGCACCCGCGACGACGGTCACGACGGCAGCCACATGGCGGCCGGGATCGGCGAAGTACTAGCGGTCTGGGATTCCGAGTTGGCCTGGTGCAACGGCGACCGCGAGGGCGGGCTGTGGTTCGGCAACACCGGGCGCGAGTGGGTCGAGGTCGCCGAATGAGCGAGCAGATTCCCGCCGAAGATGGCATGTACAGCGGCATTCCCGATGAGGTCTACCACGGCGACCGCACCAGCTTGTCGTCGTCCGGAGCCCGCGCGCTGCTGGCGCCGTCGTGCCCCGAGATCTTCCGCTACGAGCAGTTGCAGCCCCCGGCACCCAAACCCCAGTACGACTTTGGTCACGTGGCCCACAAGTTCGTACTCGGCGAGGGCAGCGAGATCGCAGAGCTGGACCCGGCCGTTCACGGGCTGAACAAGGATGGCTCCTCCTCCAAGGCGCCCACATCCACGGCGATGTGGCAGGAGGCCGCCGAGGCGGCACGCCAGCGCGGCCAGATCCCGATGCACATCGCCGAGGTGGCCAAGGCCAAGGCGATGGCCGCCAAGGTCCGTCAGCACCCGCTGGCCGCCGCGCTGCTGGCCGATGGGACCCCGGAACTCTCCGGGTACTGGCACGACCCTGAGACCGGCGTACGGCTGCGATTCCGGCCCGACTGGCTGCCCAACCCTGGCCGTGGCCGCCTGATCGTCGTGGACTACAAGACGGCCACCAGCGCCCACCCGGGCCACTTCGCCCGCGCCGCTGCGGACTACGGATACCACCAGCAAGTCCCCTGGTATCTCGACGGGCTCGCCGCCTGCGACATCGCCGACGATGCAGCGTTCGTGTTCATCGTCCAGTCCAAGACGCCGCCGTTCCCGGTCTCGGTCATCGAGCTCAAGCCCGACGACATCGAGCTCGGCCGGCGCCGCAACCGCAAGGCCATCGACCTGTACGCCGCCTGCGCTGCCCACGATCACTGGCCCGATTACGGCCAGGGAGTGCATTCCGTATCGCTACCGAGTTACGCCGTCTACCAGCAAGAAGGAGATCTAGAACAGTGACCGTCGCCCAATACCAGCCCGTCGCGCCAGCACCACGCACCGCGATCAGCCAGGCCACCTCCGTTGAGCAGTCCCGCGCCGTCGCCGAGGTCCAATCCGCCGTCATCGTGGCCCAGCAGATCCCCCGCGACATGCGGCGCGCCGAGGCCGAGATGCGCGACGCCTGCGGCCGCATGACCATGGCAGAGCAGGCCTTCTACCAGGTCAAGAATCGTGGAACCGGGCCGTCTGTTCACCTGATGCGCGAGCTGGCCCGCGTGTGGGGCAACGTCCAGTACGGCGTCAACGAGCTGCACCGCGACGACAACCGTGCCGAATCCGAGGTCCTGGCTTGGGCCTGGGATGTCCAGACCAATACCCGCGCCACCCGCACATTCATCGTCCCGCACGCCCGCATGAAGCAAGGGCGCCGTCAGGAATTGACCGACCTCGGCGACATCACGAACAACAACAACAATGCGGGCGCTCGCGCTGTCCGAGAGTGCATTTCAGCCATCTTGCCCAAGTGGTTCACCGAGGAAGCGCAGAACATCTGCAAGAACACCATCGAAAACGGCGAAGGTGTCCCGCTGCCTAAGCGCGTCGAGATCATGCTCGGCAAGTTCCGCGAAATCGGCATCACCGAGGCGCAGCTGGAGAACAAGATCGGCAAGAAGCGCGGCGCATGGGACGCGGGCGATGTCGCGCAGATGGGTATCACCTACACGTCGATCACCCGCGACGGCATGGACAAGGCCGAAGCGTTCCCGGTCACATCGTCACTGACCGAAGAGATCACCGCCGCCTCCAAGTCCGCAACAGCGCCGACCACCTCCGAGAGTGCCAAGGCACAAGCCTCCACCACCAACGAGAGCATCGAGGCAGCCGAGCCCGAACCGGCACCGGCTCCCGCGCCGGACGGAGGTGCCGACACCCCGCCCGACTACGCCCCCAGCGAGGTCAACTCTCAAGGCGAGTTCCTGGCCAGCAAGAAGGATCTCGGCACTATCCGGGGCCTGCTGGCCAACGCCAAGTACTCGTTGCGCACGCCAGAAGGGACCGCCAAGACGCTCACCTATCTCGCATCGGTCATCAACAGGGACATCACCGCATTCGATGACCTCTCCGAGCGTGATGCCGAGGCGGTGATCGATGACTTGAAATCTCTCCAGCAGCAGTGATCCAACCCCATTAGGAAAGGAAACCCATGTCCGACAAGGAAACCGAGAAGGCCGAAGAGGGCACCGAGCTCGCCCCCGGCGACATCACCGAGTTCATCGTCGTGCTGACGCAGCTCGACAAGGGCCGCACCCAAACCGCCGCGACCAAGGCGCTGCACGAATGTGTCGCGGCGGCAATGGCAACCGGCAAGAAGGGCGGTTGCGTCACGCTCAAGATCAAGGTCGAGCCCCGCGAGTCCGGAGCGGTGTGCCTTGTCCCCGATGTCGTCAGCGCCCCCGCCAAAGACCCTGCCGGAACGATCTTCTTCGCCGACGGCGAGGGCGGCCTATCCCGCGACAACGCCGCTATGTACTACGGCACCAAGTAACCAAGAAAGGGAACACAACCTATGTCCGAGAACGTAATTGACTACCCCTCCGAACGTATCGAACTCATCGAGCCCGCCGACACCAGCACCAATGGCCCGGTCTACCTTGTCACCGCCAACGGCCGCAACGGGCTCGAAACCCGCGTCATCGACGTACGCGACGATGCCCCCAAGGCCTTCCCGCCGCGCGACGCCGCCACCCGCGTAGTCACCGACACGGCCTCATTCCTGGCCGAGGTCATCCGCCGCCCCCTCATCGAGGGCCGATCCACGGTGTGGGGCAATCGCAAGTACGGGGCCGTCACCGTGATCTATGACGAGCTGTACGCAGATGCCAACGCCGAGTACACCCGTCGGGACGACGCGCTCGTGCTGCAATTCGTGCCAGACCCCGATTGGGCGACTCTGTTCAAGGCCGCCGACGGCAGGTTTCACAGCCAGTTGGAATTCGGCGACCTCATCGAATCGGCCGGCCACCTCATCACGAGCCACCCGGCAGCCGAGATCGTCGAAATCGTGGACAGCGTTCGGGCATCGAGCAAGGGATCGTTCGAGTCGAGCATCAAGCGAGCCACCGGCAGCGTGAACCTGACCTACAGCGAAGAGGTCTCGGCCAAGGCGGGCACCGCGACTCGGCAACTGGAGGTTCCGCGCGAGATCACGCTGTCGGCAAGGCCATTCGAGGATTACCCCGTTATCGAGATCCGGTGCTGGCTACGACTGGAGGTCTCCCAGGGTCACCTCGGCCTCGCGCTCGTCCCGCAACCATACGAGCACCTGGTGCGCGACGCGTGGACGCAGGTAACCAGCGAGCTCGCCGAAGACCTCGGCGTCCCGGTCTACGCGTCCAACCTCGGCAAGTAGGCCCCCGTGAGTGCCCCGGTGATCACCGATCGGGCAGACCCCCGATACACCGGGGCGCTCACCCGCCGCTGCCACATCTGTGGCGCCAAAGCGGACAACGACTGCCACAACACGCTCAACCCCGACCAACCACTGCCAGGCCGCCTGGTGCACATCGAGCGCATGGAAGACGAGGACCAATGATGGACGACGACTACCCACTCGGGGAATACCTCGATGTGATACCCCGCCATCACGCGCCCCGAACCCGTTACTGGTCAGCAAGTTTCGTGCTACTGGGAACGAACTGGGGTCGGTACTCGTCCATGCCACCTCGTGAGGTGGCCGCATGATGCTCACCGAAGATCAACGCTGGCTATTGCGGATGGTCGGTGGCTGGGCCATCGTTGACTGCCTGATCGGCCCCGAAGGTGTCACACACCTCATGCAGTCGTTGCAGAGCAGCACCGGCAGCAAGCGCCCCGGAATACCCGACTACATCGAGGGATACCAGTGCGGCAGGGGCAAGATCGTCACGCCGTGGCGCGGAGAGCCGCGTGTGATCGTGACGGCAGCGCAGATCAACCGCTACGCGCGCAGTCTGCCCGATGAGCTGAAAGCCGAACTGCGCGAACACGCGTGGCGCCGCAACACCAACCGGTATCGCGGCTATCAGCACTGCTTCTGCCAATCCACTCCATGCGGGTATGGCTACATCGAGGACAAGTTTCACCCCACCGACGAGCAGGTCCGCGATCACGCCGAGGAATGGAATCGCCTGCACTGCTGGGAGAACAGCCTCTTGGACCGTGCGCTAGGTGTCGCGCACAGCGACGAGCCAGCTGGACAGCTGGAGTTGTTCGAGGTGGGCGCATGAAGCATGCGTTTTGCGACCGATGCGGGCGCTACTGCGTCGTGCGCGACTACCGGGACTGTATGTGCCATGACTGCGAATGCGGCATGAATTCCATAGCGGCAATGCTCAATCCGCGTTGGGCGCGCCCGATGACCAGCAGCGAGGTCCAGCTCGCCCATACCTGGCTGATGATCGAGAAAGGCTCGGCATGAGCGCCCCCGCACCAGTGAAGATCCCCGAGCCGATCTACCGCTACTACGCCACCCCACGCGAGAGCGGCCCGTGCGCGGGCGGCTGCGGCGATGTGATTCTTCCGGGCGAGCTGATGACCAAGTACCGAGACGAAATCCGTTGCAAGAGATGTTCAGAGAGGTGGACGAAATGATCGACTGGATTCTCATCGACTGGCACTGGCTGATGATCCTGATAGCCCTTGTGGTGCTGCTGATCACGGGGTGGGTAGTCGTTGTTGTTGAGGACGACGGCGACTGGTGGGTGTTCTGATGGCCGACGATATCGGAGGCGAATCACCCACCCGTACATGGCAGCACTCCCGCAAGGGACGAATACGGGGTGTTGTGGTCCGCGAGGATGACACGTGGATATGGGTTCGACTCGACGGTGATCACCGTCTGGCCTATGCGGCGGAGGCGAACCGTGGCCGGATCGATACTGACGGCACCGCCATTTGCCTGCGTAAGTCACTCATGGTCGAAGTCGACGGGGTGGCGTGATGCCCATACGTCCGGAGAACCGTGCCCGCTACCCCAAGGACTGGCCCGCGATCTCGCGCCGTATCCGGCTCGTCCGCGCACAAAGCCGGTGCGAGTGCGTCGGCGAATGCGGCCGCAACACACACCGAGGCCGCTGCCCGAACCGGCAAGGGCTGCGCGCATACGGCACCGGCAGCCGTGTCATCCTTACCGTCGCGCACCTGAACCACACACCCGAGGACTGCCGGGACGAGAACCTGCGCGCGATGTGCCAGGGGTGCCATCTGCACTACGACGCCGAGCACCACGCACAGACCCGCCAGCGGACCCGTACCGCAGCTCTTGAGGCGCAGATGGAACCGATGTTCGAGATATCGGAGATCTCATGAGCGGCAGCGCACGGGTATCCAGACATCGCCAACCGGACCCAACGTTGCCGTTCGGATATGCCGATGACGTGCCAATCGTGCATGACCCGCTCGACCCACACCCGGAGGTCCCGACACCTATCGAGCTAGTGATGCGCCTGACGTTGCCGGAGCGCAAGGAGCGCGTCAGGGCACTTGTTGCGCTGTCCCGCAGCAAGTTCGAGTACGCGATGGACCGCTATCTCACCGGCAAGAATGTGGTCGCGGTCTGCGCGCTGGTGTCCGGCGGCGATGACTCCTACACGGTCGCCAACGTATTCCGCGACGTGACAACGCATCACGTCCACGCCAACACCGAGACCGGCATTGAAGCCACCCGGCAGTTCGTGCGCACCACCGCCGCCGCGTGGGATATGCCGCTGATCGAACACCGCCCCAAGCCCGGTCAGGGGTATTTCGATCTGGTACGCGGAAACGTGATGGCGCGCAGCCGCAAAACGGGCGAGCTCGTGCGCTCGTGGCCCGGTGGATTCCCTGGGCCGGCCGCGCACGCGATCATGTACCAGCGGCTCAAGCAACGTGCCCTGGAAAGGATTCCGCACGACTTCGGGATTAGCGGCTCGCGCAAGGACCGCCTGGTGTTCATCGCGGGCCGTCGCCGTCCTGAGTCCAAGGTGCGCGCCACGGTGCCGTACCACGACGCGTACGGCACCATCGATTGAAATTCGCCGATGGCCGTGTGGCACAAAGCCGATCTGCGCACGTATCGGCTCATGCATCCCGAGATCCCGCGCAACCCCGTGGCCCGAACGCTCGGCATGTCCGGCGAGTGTGGCTGCCTGGCCAATGCCAGCCCCGGCGAACCGGAGCGCTGGCGCCAAGCGTTCCCAGATGACCCGTTCATCATCGAGGTTGGCCAGGTGGAGGCCGAAATAGCCGACCGCGACGACATTCCCGACCACCGTAAACGGTGGGGATGGGGAGGCGCCTACGCCGATCCCGATGAGGTCGAAGAGTTCGCCCGCAACGCCGTGTGCTCGTCGAGCTGCGGGCACGACCCGCTCTTGGACATGATGGACCCGCTGTTCGAGGTGGCACCGTGAGGGGGCCTGCCGAGCCCCTGGTCGTCGTGTGGCGCAACCGGATACCGCACCGCTGCACGCTCATCTACTGGGGCCGCAAATGGCGGTTCACCGACCGCGAGCACCGACTGATCAACCTGCGGCGCATGCACATCTGGAGCGCTCACTCGCCGGTCAATGGCGGCGACGTGGTGGCCATCCGCACCCGGCCCCACTCCGGCTGGTGGCGGATCAGCCACTACCAGGCCGACGGCAAGCCGCTTATGGTCGGCGCCCCCAATGACAACCCCGAGTACTCGATATCCGATTGGCCAGCGGAATGACCCGCACCGCGGAGTCAACCAAGGCCTATCGCGCCGGACTGTGCATCGCGTGCCTGACCAAGCCACACGCACCCGGTAGGCCACGTTGCGACGACTGCGATCAAAAGCGATTCCGAACCACTTCCGAGAGAAAGGTGGCGGCCACAAATGTGGTTCCCCGTCGATGATGCGTTCCACTCACACCCCAAGGCGCAGCGCGCCGGAGACGAGGCGCTGGGCATGTGGACACGCGCCGGATCGCATTGCATGGCCTATTTGACGGACGGTTTTGTGGCCGAATGGTGGGTAAAACAGCAGCCGAAAGGCGCTGCAAAAGCACGAAAACTCGTCGATGCGGAGCTATGGCGCCGAGGCGAAAATAATGGCGAGCCGGGCTGGTGGTTCCACGACTGGAAACCAGAAAACCTCAAGGTCAACATACTTGCGGCCAGGGAGCAGGCACGTCAACGGAAGGCTAAGTCACGCAGTCGGTCACGCGTGACAGATACCGTGACTCCCGCGTCCGGTCACGCGTCTGTCCCACCAACAACACCACCCCACACCACTCCACACCAAGTAAGTAATCAGTTGGTAGGGGATCTTGCGTTGGTAGACGCGGGCGAGGACAAGACCCCCCACTGCTCGAAGCATCCCGACGGCACCAGCGAGCCTTGCGGCGCCTGCGCTGACGCGCGGCGTGCCCGAGCCGAGATCCACCGCGCCCAGCGCGAATCCGAGCAGCAGGCAGCCCTGGAGGCCAAGCTCGCCGCCATCGCACTGTGCGAGATCTGCGATTCCGACGGCTACGACGGCACCCGCGTCTGCGATCACGTTGACCGATCCGAGGTCGCCAAAGCCGGACTCGCCAGAGCCCGCGCAGCGCTCGAAAATCCCCCCGCCGCGACCGGATAGTCCCGAACGGCCCGAAAACCCGCCAGCGACGACCACAGCCCCAGGAATCGATATGCGAACGGAGACACGATGACCCAGAAAACAGACCCCGAGTGGTTTACCTGCCCCGGACTGACCGACGGCGCTCGCGTGGCCGTGCTGCTCGACGACGGCACGCTGGCCGAGGGCTACTGGCACGACGGCGCGGTACACGACGAGCCGCGCAAGCCAGCTCCCTCACCCGCGCCCTGGCGCATCCACAAGCGCACCGACGGATGGACTCGCTGGACCATCTGTAAGCAACACGCACTCGACGAGTGCGAGCCGTGGTGCTATTTCGAGACCAGCACAGAGGCATTCGCCGCGTTCGCTGCCGGGTGTGCGCGATGAGCGAGCGCGACATCGATGGGCGGGTGCTGAAAGTACGTCGCTGCCGACACAACCTGTGGCACTACTACGACGCCAACGGAAACCGCCGATGTGCCGCCTGTGACGGCCACGTGCGACCAGTGCCCGGTGCCTCGATCTGCGCACCACCCAAGAAGGCCGGCCAATGAAGCACGGCGACGCAGAGCGCATATGGCAGATGTGCCTAGACCTCGGGCTAGCGGTGCAGCCCTGGCAGCGCGCACTCCTTGACCACTACGAACAGCGGGACATCGATGCCCAATTCGACCAGATAGCAAGGAGCTTCACCGAATGACCAAGTGCAAGCGCTGCGACCGCGCTACCGAGCTGTTCGTGTGCAAGGCGTGCGTGAGCGAACTGCGCGACCGTCTGCGCGCGCTCCCCTGGTGGCTGGACCGGCTCACCGAGACCGCCGTCGGGCAAGCCAGACTCAGCCCCAGTGGTCGCGGCGGGCGCCGTCGGGTGCTGCACGGCGACGACACCCTCGTGAGTCACGTCGAACCGTTCCCACGCGACAAGGACAGCGCACCAACCGAGAAAGACCAGCAGGAGCGATACCAGGCCGCCCTATGGCATGCGCTGACGCTCGGTCGGGCCAACGGGCACGCCAGCGACGAGTTGGATCGCATCGGCAACGCGCTCTCGACGACCATCCGCGACATGTGCGAGACGCGCGGGCTGCAAGTACCCGAGTTCCGCACGCAACCAAACCCCGCGCCCGCCAACGATCCCGAGCCCGCACGGGCGTACGTGCCCGATGCAACGACCACTGCACTGCCGGATGCCTGCGCCCGCTGCTATATCGCGCTGCCCACGTCCGCGACCGGCGCCCTGTGCGACGACTGCGACGGGGCACCGGAGTTGCGCGCACCCGAGCCGTCGGCGGCCACCTTGCAGGCGACGTACACCGGCAAGCGCGGCGAGGACACACTGCCGGTGACCACCCTGGCGCGCATGGCCAAATGGCTGTACCAGCACGCTGGCGACGTGGCCCTGCAAGAGAACGCCGCCGAGATCTGCGATGAGATCGAGCGCGTGTTCCGCTCTGCCACCCGCGTGGTCAATCGCCCGCCGGAGCCGATGACCATCGGGCCGTGCATCACCGACCCTGCACCCGAGGCTGTCCTCAAGGAACGAACCGAGCAGGGCGACAGGACGACCCGATGCGGATATGCGCTCACCGCGCCGCACCAGAGCAACCAGATCGTGTGCCCACGGTGCGGCGTCGGGCACGTGGTCGCCGACGTGCTGGCACACAACCTCGGCGAGCTCGACGACCGCAACGCCACCGTGCGCGAGCTGGTGGACGTGGTGCTGCCCCGCCTCGACGAGCACGTACCGCAGCGCACCATCGAACGGTGGATCCAAAACGGGCATGTGCCGGTTCGCGGCCATGACGCCAACGGTCACCAGATGGTTCGCATCGGCGATGTCCGGCGAGTGCGTGCACAGCGACCGCGACACGCAAAGCGTGCCTGACCAGCGACGATGCGAGCGTGTGGCAAAATGGCGCTCAACATGCCAGTAGGTGAGCTGTATCTACTGCATGAAACCCCCGGCCTAGCTGGGGGTTTCGTCGTATCAGGGGTCAGCACATCACGCCCTGATAGCTGGTTCTGTAGCTCAAGAGGTTAGAGCGGGTGAACAAGTCCCCGGTGGAAACGTACGACACAAGTTCCGGGTGGAAACCAAGATGCGGGATCATGGCCCGCCAGAGCCCCTATGTCAGGCCCTCGGCGTAGAACTACCCGATGGACGCACGCAAGGCCATACGCGAGGTCATCGAGGCCATCCCGAGCCTGTTTGGTGCGACTCGCACAAAGACCATTGGCGCCGAGGGCGAGACCGAGACCGTCGTCTACACGCAGGCGCAGGTTGCCGACCTCATCGCCTCGGTGCTCCCCGATGCCCTCAAGGCCAAGGGTCACATGGTGATCGCACTACCCGAGGTCGAGTCCTACGAGTCCGGCCGGCGCTACGTCCGAGTACCCATCACCGCGCAGCCATGGTCTGACGGCACCGTGCCCATCAGTCCACACGGTGACGCGGTGGCCATCCGCAACGTGCCCGACAAACTGCCCATGCAGGATGTGCCAGCGCTGGCCTCGGCGCTCATGGCCGCCTACTGCACATGGCACCGAAAGCGACCGGTCTAGCTGCCACCCTGCTTGCGCTCCAACATCGCGCGTATCAGCCCCAGCTCGGCACTGATGGACAGCAACGCCTGTACCTTCACGTACTCCAGATTCCGCTCGCCGTCCGGATGGTCAGCGGCATCCCGCGAGAAGATCGCCGATGCACCGCCAGTTAGGCGGCTCCACGCCTCGTCCCTGAGATCTTCAATTTCGGATGGCTTCATTGTCATGAGCTGGGATGGTAGGCGACAACCCGATGAGCAACCTGCGCAACGGCAGTCTTGAGCGCAAGGTCAAGCGTGAGTTCCGGCAGCGGTGCAAGGCCACCCGCGCGGTGTGCTGGCTGTGTCGTCAGCCCATCGACTACAGCGCCGCGCCACAAACCCCCGAGGCGTTCGAGCCCGACCACTACCAACCCGTCGAGAGCCATCCTCACCTCGCCTACGACATGACCAACCTTCGGCCCTCTCACTGCCGGTGCAACCGAGCACGGCAGGACACACCGCCTGAGCAGCGGCGATGGGTACAACCCGACTGGTGAGCGGTGTTTGCAGAGCGCATAACCGCAGGTCAAAGAGTTAGCTGGCGGATGCAAAACCCCTGGTAGGGAGGGGGGTTCGATTCTCTGCAAACGAGCTGGCAGGCGACTCCGCGGTAAGGCTCCCTTTTCGCAAACGCCGTTGGACCTGAACATATCCCGCGACCGCTGTACAGGAGGCGTGTCCCATGCCTGACGTACACAATCGCACCCGATACCTGGCTGGTTGTCGCTGTGACCAGTGCAAACTCGCCAATTCGGAGTACCGCAAGGAGCTCCGGCAGCGGAAGAAGGGCGCGGAACAGTCCGGACGCAAATTGGCGTCCGTGCGGTCGATGCCAGCAAACGCCGGTGGCGAGCAGAGCGCGCCGCGAGCCCCGGTGATCGGCGACGTACAGCAGGGCGTGATAGCTGAGATTGACACACTCGGTGTCGCCGCGTCGCGGCCCGGCCTGGTGCAGACCGCGTACGCGCTGGCGCGAGTACTCGACAACCAGCTGGCCATCGCGCAGCACCCCTCGGCGGCCCGGCAGCTCTCCGAACTGATGGACAAGCTGCGCAAGAGCGGCAGTGTCGGCAAGGGCAAGCTCGCCGCTGTGCGGGCGATGACCCGCCAGACCGGAACCGGCGAGGCCACGGGTTGAGCACCGCGTGCGCAGAGCGCATCCTCGGATGCACCGAGCCGCGCATCTTCACCCCACCGCGCCGTGAGTTGACCCCGCAGACCTCGCACGGGTTCGCGTGCATCGCGTTCGCCGAGCAGCTGCTCGGGCTGCGGTTGTTCCCGTGGCAAGAGTGGCTGCTCATTCACGCGCTGGAGCTCAACGAGGACGGCACCTACCGATTCCGGTTCGTCATCGTCGAGGTGGCCCGGCAAAACGGCAAGTCGCTGATTCTGCTCGTGCTGGCGCTGTGGCACCTGTACGCGCTCGATTCCAAGATGGTCATCGGCACCGCGCAGGATCTCGCCCGCGCCGAGAAGGCATGGGACGAGGCCGTGCAGTGGGCCGAGGGCGACGAGGAACTGGCGCACTTCATCGAGAAGGTGGACCGAGGCCACCCGAAGATGTTGCGGCTGGCCAAGACTGACGAGACCCCATGGTTCCGCGACTATCAGGTGGCCGCTGCCACCCGTCGCGGCGGTCGCGGCTTCTCCGGCGACTTGATTCTGCTCGACGAGCTGCGCGAGCACACCAACTGGGAATCGTGGGCGGCCGTCACCAACGCGATGAACGCCCGTCCCCGTGGTCAGGCGTGGGCGTTCTCCAACGCTGGAGACGCGATGTCCATCGTTCTGCGCTGGCTGCGCACCACGGCACACCAGGCGCTCGGGTGGCCCGACGGCGACGCGGACGCGGCCGTACTCGGCGAGCTCGACGCCGAGATGGAGGAATACCTCGCCGAGCACGCCGACGAGGAAATGACCGGCTGGTTTGAATGGTCAGCACCCCCCAAGGCCAAGCGCACCGACCGGCAAGCATGGGCACAGGCCAACCCCTCGATGAATCACACTGAAATCACCGAGGATTGCGTCACCGAGCGGGCCATCGCCGGGGCACTGCGGGGCAACCCGCCGCACATGTTCGAGACCGAGGTGCTGTGCCGGTGGGTCTCGATGTCCGACGCCGGACCGTTCCCCGAGAGTTCGTGGGCCGACACGCTGGACAACACGGCACGTCCCGCCGAGGGCAGTCCTCGGGTTGTGTGCGTGGACGTTTCCTGGTCACGCACACACGCCTATGTCGCGCGGGTAGGCCTAGACGATGACGGCAAGCCGGTGGCCGGCATAAGCGCCGACCGCTCCGGAACCGATTGGGTGATCCCCTGGCTGGTCGAACACCAGGACGGTTTCGCCGCCGTGGTCATGCAATCCAACGGTGCCCCCGTCACATCGCTGATCGAGGACGCCAAGGCTGAAGGCCTCAACGTGATCGAGTGGGGCGGCGCTGATCTGGGCATCGCCACCGGCAAGGTCTGGGACCACATGAACGAGCGCACCCTGCGCCACCTGGAACACCCCGGCCTCGATGCGGCGGCCACCAGCGCCGCAATCAAAGTACTCGCGCAAGGTGCGTGGGTCATCGACCGAGCCAAATCGCCCACCGACGCCGCACCACTGCAAGCCGTCATCGGCGCGGTATGGGGACTGGAAACACTTGAACCGGAGAGCCGTTCGGCTTACGAGGACGAGGAGCTGATGATTGTTTAAGCGCAAGCATCCCGCACTAGGGCGCGAGGCAGTATGGAACCTGCACTCTGGTAGCACAATTCGTGGTGTCCTCGTGAAAGAGGCTGGCCCCAAGCTGATTTTGCGCGCGGCCAGCGTGTACGAGCCTGGCCAGGAATGGATACCGGCTGATGGCGAGATCATCATCGACTCCGGCAACGTGGACTACGTACAGGTCCCCTGATGGGCATCACGGTTAGCGGCGGTACCCCGATCCCCATCGGTACGCCATGGTCTCGGTACTCCCCGATCCAGCAGCGCATCGACATCTCGCCGTTCCTATCACTGGAGTATTTCGAGATCTGGCGCCTACAACCCTCGGTGCGGCGCGTGGTGTCGTTCCTGGCGCGCAACATCGCCCAACTCGGCATTGGGGTATTCGAGCGCCAGTCAGAGGACGAGCGGGCCAAGGTGTTCGAGCACCCCCTGGCCAAACTGCTGTACCGGCCCAACCCCAAGATGACCCCGTATCGGTTCAAGTCAACGCTCATCCATGATCTGGGCATCTACGACGTTGCCTACTGGCGCAAGCTGCGTGTTGGATCCAAACTGGTTGGCCTCCAGCACCTACCGCCCCGGCTGGTGACCCCGGACAACTACAACTCACCGGGCCTGTCCCCCACCGCTTTCAAGGTTGCCGGTCCCGCTGGCAGTGCCGGTGAAGTCATCCCCGCTGATGACGTGTTCTATGTGCGCGGGTACGGCGGCATCTACGACATCGGCATTTCGCCGCTGGAGTCGCTGCGTCAAATCCTGCGCGAAGAGTGGTCGGCCAGCGACATGCGCGACCAGATCATGCGCAACGGCGCCCGCATGTCCGGATACCTTTCTCGGCCCAAGGAGGCCCCCGCGTGGACCAAGGAGGCTCGCGCGAAGTTCAAGGAGTCGTGGCGTTCTCAGTACGCGGGAGCCGACGCCAGCCAAGCGGGCGGCACCCCAGTGCTGGAGGACGGCATGACGTTCGTTCAGGCCAGCCAGACCGCAAAAGACTTGCAGTACATCGAGGGCCGCAAGCTCACCGACGAAGAGGTATGTCGGTCCTACTTCATCCCGCCGCCCATGATCGGCATCCTGGACCGGGCCACGTTCGCCAACATCACCGAGCAGCACGCCATGTTGTACCAGGACACCCTCGGCCCTCTGCTCGAACAGATCGAGGACGAGATCGACCTCCAGCTGCTCCCCGAGCTGGAGCCTGTTACGCCAGAGCGATTCTTCTGTGAGTTCAACCTGCGCGAGAAGCTGACGGGCAATTTCAAGGACCGCGCCGGGATCATGCAGACCGCCGTCGGCGGACCCTGGCTGACCATCAATGAGGCACGCGCCCTGGACAATCGGCCACCCGTGGAGGGCGGCGACGACCTGATCAAGCCCCTGAACCTCACTCAGAACGGCGACCAGAACCCGATACCGGCTGACAACGAAGCCACCGACGAACTCGACGACGACGAGTAAGGGAGTACCACCCATGCGCACCAAAATGGCGAACATACAGATCAAGGCCGGACCCGACGACGGGCTCGCTGAAGGTCAGTTCACCGCGTACGCCAGCGTATTCAGCAACATCGACAGCTACGGCGACGTGGTAGTCAAGGGCGCATTCTCGAACACCCTTGCCGAGTGGGCGAAGTCGGGCAGTCCGATACCGCTTCTGTTCGGGCACAACATGTCCGATCCGGACTACAACATCGGGCACGTCGAGTCCGCGGTGGAGGACGAGCACGGACTGCTCGTGACCGCGCAGATCGACACCTCCAATCCCAAGGGGTTGCAGGTGTACAAGATGCTCAAGGGCCGCCGCGTCAATCAGATGTCGTTCGCCTACGACATTCTCGACGGCGGCATGGCCGAGCGGCCCAAGGTTGGCGAGCCCGTCGGCGAGGACGGCACGGTGCCCACCGAATCGTTTTACGAGCTGCGCGAACTCAAGCTCTATGAGGTGTCGGTGGTGACCATCGGCGCCAACCAGGACACCGAGATCCTTGCCGTCAAGGCACGCGAAATCGCAGCGGACACCAAGGCTGGCCGCGTGCTGTCGGCCAAAAACGAGAGCGAACTACGAGACGCACACGAGGCCATCAGCCGTGTGCTCTGCGCTCTTGGCAGCACACCTGACGAGGAAAAGGCCAGCGAATCCGGCCCGTCTGAGCCAGCGCCCGAAGCGGCGCCCGTTCAGGCCAACCGCAAGTCGCCCGTCGCATCCTCGGCGCACAAGTTGATCGAGCTGGAACTAGCCAGCGCGATCTAAATCCACAGAATCAGAAGGAGATTCACATGTCTGCACGACTGTTGCAGCTCAAGGAGCGCGCCGACGCGGCACTCAAGACGGCGCGCGACATCGCAGAGAAGGCCGAGGCCGAAGGTGGCCGCGACTTCAAGGACAACGAGCAGGTCGAGTACAACACCGCCGTGGCGGCCGCCAAGGACATCTTGGAAGCCATCAAGGCCGTCAAGGCCGATCAGGCAATCTTGGCCGAGGCCAAGACCTTTGCCGACAACATCGGTGTTCCGGAAACCAAGGGCGGCCATGCCGAGCTCAATTTGAGCCTCGGTACGACTGTGATCCAGTCGCCGGAGTTCAAGGCGATGATGGATCGATTCAAGACCGGCAACGGCGAGTTCCGCATCCCGGACCGCGCCAAGATCCAGTCTGACGCGATCTCGCTCAAGTCGTTGTTCGTGGGTCAGTCCCGCACCAGCGCTGGCGCGTTCATCGTCCCGGACCGCACCGACATTGTGGAGATGCTGGGCCGTCGGCCGTTGCGTCTGCGCGATCTGTGCGCCAAGCGTCGCACCACCTCCGATGTGGTGGAGTACGTGCGCGAGACCAGCCACACCAACAACGCCGCTCCGGTTCCCGAGGCCAGCAGCGCGGCGGCGCCCACGGCGCCCGGTTCGGCCGGCCCACTGGTGACCGACCCGAACGGCGGCTACAAGCCCGAGGGCTCGTGGGCGTTCGAGGTCAAGCAGGCCACGGTCAAGACCATCGCCGAGTGGGTGCCGGTCTCCAAGCGGGCACTTGCCGATGTGGCGCAGCTGGAGGGCCTGATCAACGATGAGCTCCAGCTCGATATCGCCGAGGCCGAGGACAACCAGTTCCTCAACGGCAACGGCGTGGGTGAGAACCACACCGGCATCCTGAACACCTCCGGCATCCAGACGCAGGCATTCACGACCGACATCTTCACCTCCCTGCGCAAGGCGATCACGAAGCTGCGCACCGTGGGCCGCGTACAGCCGAACGCGATCCTGGTCTCTCCGGCAGTCAAGGAGCAGATCGAGCTCACCAAGGACGAGATGGGCCGGTACTACTACGCCGGACCGTTCAACACCGGAGTGACCACCTTGTGGGGTCTGCCGGTCGTCGATTCGGAGATCATGCCCGACACGCACGCACTGCCCGGCGACTTCTCCAAGGCCGTCATCTGGGACCGCGAGCAGACCAGCATCACCATGACCGACTCGCACGCGGACTTCTTCATCCGCAACCTGGTGGCGGTGCTGGCCGAGGAGCGCAACGCGTTCGGTGTCACCCGCCCGCCCGCCTTCTGCAAGACGGCGGTGGCCTGATGACTCTGCGCGAGTACGAAGTGGCCACCGGCGACCCCTGGGGCCGCACAACCACGATCCAGCTCTCCGACGAGGACGCCAAGGCGCGCGGCTTGATCCCGCACGCCAAGACCGACACCAAGGCTGACACCGAGGACGATGCTGGCGACGGCGACAAGGCCGACGGCGGGGATGCTGGCGGCCAGAAGCAGGCCAAGGCACCGGCCAACAAAGCCGCGCCGAAGGCTCCCGCCCACAAGGGCAGCGCCGAGGCCTAATGCCCGAGCTGGACGAGGCTGCCGTCGCGCAGTACACGCAGGGGCGGCTGGTCGCCGATGATCCGGAGACTGGCCGCCTTCTGCGGGCAGCGCTGGCCGCTGCTCGTGCGTACTGCGGATGGCACGTGACGCCGGTCAAGACCGACGACACGGTGGAGCTTGACGGGCCGGGCGGCAACACGCTGATGCTGCCCACCCTCAAGCTCGTCTCGCTCGCCGAGATCCGCGAACGCAGCGCACGCTACGGCGGGGCCACCGATGAGACGGTCTACTCCCCTGCCCAACTGGAGGTCTCACGTCAGGGCATGGTCCGCAAGAGGCCCGGAATCGCACCCGGCCCGCCGTGGTGGACGCACGAGCTCGGCGCGTTGAGCGTCACGATGACCCACGGCTTCACCGACGACGAGGCCGCGAACTGGCAAGGCGCCATCTTGTCCATGGTTGACCGGGTATCAACCATGATCGGCGGCGGTCCGTTCATCGGCATCGGCCCGTTCCAGTACGGGGCAACTACGTCGTCGTCGAGCGCTCACTCACAATTCAGCGACGCCGAACGCGCCACGTTCGACCTCTACCGACTTGAGCCCACGCCGTGACCGAGTGGGTGACGGTCACCCCGCTTGGCGGCAAGGACCCCATTACCGGCGACCAGCTGCCCGACGGCGCACCGCTGCGCCTGTTGGCCTATGAGGTCGCGCCCGGTAACACGCTGTTGCGGTTCGGGATTGGCGGCGACCTCGACTCGGTGGAATTCACCACCTACCTGCCGTTGCGCCACCGGGGCGCGAACGGGATGTGGACAGCGACCGCAACCGTGCTGGCCAAGCCGTTCCGTATCGAGGTACGCGACCGCAAATGCCTTGGCCGCATGCAGGAATGGAACTCACGCGGCCGGGGCGGCATCGCCGTGCTGTGTCACTCGGCGACCGGCAAGGGCACCTGATGCGTGTACAGGCCGCCCCCGCGCCGCTGCTGCGCGCGTGGCTGGCCCCGAAGTTCTCCGGCGTAACCGTCGCCGACGCAGTACCCGACGAATGGACACCCGACGAGGCGCCGGTCATCGTGCTTGCCGACGACGGCGGCCCCGTCGTTGTGGCCTGGTCCGGGCAGATCGTGCGGTCCTATCACGTCATTCGCATCACCGCGCGCGGACGAGTCCGTACCGCCGTCGATGAACTCGCCCGCATAGCGGCGGGCCACCTGTCCACCGCCCGCCTGCCGGGCATCAAGGTCCACGGCGTCGGCCCGGTACTGGAGTCCCGCGACCCTGAGACCGGGGCGGTGCTCGCCTCCACGCTGGTCAATGTCCAAGCACGAGCCAGGCAGATCTGATGGCCAAGAGCCCGACGTTCAAGCTCAACAAGAAGGCCATCGCCGAACTGGCCAAAGGCGCAGCCGCACAGGCCGTTGTCACATCGGTTGCCAACGACATCGCGGCCGCTACCGGAATCGAGGCTGAGGTCGTCGAGTACACCACCGACCGCGCTGTGGCTGCGGTCAAGGTCCGCGCATTCGACCAGGCCGCCGACGGCGTGCTCTCCCGCGCGGCTGCCAGCGCCGGAATTCACATCGCTACCAAGTAGGCGGCCCAGGACCGCAACAAGTTTCACCGACCACCACAGGGGTTGTCGGTGTTTGTCCGTGCGCGCCGTCGCCCGGACTCGACAAGAAGGAGAATCACAATGGCCGGCAATGCCGACAACGTGAAGCTGTGGGACGGCGCTGATGTGCTGATCTACACCGGCACGGATAGTCCGTACGACATCACCTCGCCAGCGACCACCAACAACCTGCCCGCGACGATCACCGACCCGTGGCCCGCACTGTGGAAGTACGTTGGCCTGCTGCACGGTGACAACGGTTTCGAGAACACCCGCGAGTGGACCGAAACCGACATCACCGCATGGGGTTACGGCGTGGTCAAGGTGGCCAGCAAGAACCTCAAGGTGGAACGCAAGTTCACCGCCCTGGAGGACAACGAGACCACTACATCACTGATTTGGCCGGGGTCCACGGACACGGCAATCGTGGTCCCCAAGCCCGCCAGCCGCTTCATCGCGTTCCAGCTGGTTGACGATCTCGGTCACACCACGCGCTACATCTCCAAGCTGCGTTCGCGCATCTGGGCGCCCAACGCCAACGAAAAGGAAGGCGCCGCAGACGGATACGGGTTCACCGCCCGCATCTTCCCCAATAGCAACAAGGAGCTGTTCGCGCTCCAGAAGTCGGCGGCATAGCCATGATCCGAGTAGAGCTGACCAAGGAAACAGAGCATTTCCCCGCTGGCGCGGTCATCGCGGTCGATGAGAACTCAGCCAAGGCGCTCATTGCCCGCAAGGAGGCCAAGCTCGTCGGCGAGGTCGAGCCCGAGGTCGTCGAATCGGGCGGCGAACGGGCGCGGGCCATCAACGCCGCCGCCAAGGCCGACACCGAAGGCGAGACCGAAGGCGAGGACCCGCCGAAGAACGAAGCCCGCAGCACCGCAAAGGGTTCCAAGTAACCAAAGCCGTCACCCCGCGCCGTTTCCCTCGGCCCGGCGCGGGGTGGCTTCACCTGTCAATGCCGGGGAGCCGAGGGAGAAACTGAAATGGCAAAGCAGACAACAAGTCCGGCCGAGGCCGAGGCGAAGGGCATCGAGACTCAGCAGGTCACCTACGGCGGCCACGCCTACGAAGTGCCTGCCACGGTGGATGATTGGCCGATTGAGGCGCTGGAGGCGGCCGAGCGGGGATTGCCGTCCACGCTGCTGCGCAGCGTGCTCGGACCGGCACAGTACGGCGCGTTCAAGGCGCGGCACAACACCGTCAAGGATCTGCGGGCGCTCTCCGATGCCATCGCCGAAGCGTCCGGATTCACCGCAGCGTTGGGAAACTAGTTGCGCCAGTGATCCGCGCAGTGCCTCCGACATGTGTTGCACTGCGCGGGTTTCTGGCCCTGCTCCGGTTCCACTGCGATCTCGTCGAGTCCGACCTTTCGACGTTCCATCACATCGACTACCGGGACCGCTGGCGTCGGGACTCCGAGGGGATACGGCGGCTCACGCTGCGCATGATCCATGTCCGCGTGACACACCTACCCGCCACATCGGCTCTGTCCCTGCACTTTTCCAACGGTAAATCAGCGTGGGACCTACACGCTCACCTGATGGCCGACATGGTGACCGCCTGGACCGGACACCAGTACGACCGCAACGGCGAGCAGGCCCACGCGCAGAAGCAAGCCACCGAGCGCCGGGAGAAACGGCGCGAGTCAGCCCGCAAACGCGCACGCGCGCACAACAGCCGATCTGTGGCCGATGACATCGCCAGAGCCAAACGCAACGCCAGAGGGGGTCAATGATGGCCGATAAGACCAACATCGGGTACGCCATGCTCCCGGTGGCGCTGTCGTTCGAGAACATCACTAAGGAGATCGCCAGCAAGCTCGGGATACCCCTGAAGGCGGCGGGCACCAAGGCTGGTGTGGACGCGGGCGCGGCCATCGCCGCGGGCGTCGAGCAGGCCAAGGGCAAGGTCGAATCGTCCAGCGCCAAAGTCGCCACGGCGTTGAAGAAGATTGAGGACCAAACCGGCAAGGTCAAGGTGGCCGAGGCCCAGCTACAAGCGTTGCGCGACAAGGGTGTCACCGATGCCGGGCGGCTGGCGGCGGCCGAGGAGAAGGTGGCCGCCGCGCAGCGCAACCTCACGCAGGCCGAGAACGCGCACACCAACGCCACGGGCGCGCTGCGCAACGCTCAAGTCAACCTCGCCAAGGCCCAAAAGGATGCCGGGGATGCCGCCGAGGGCGCGGCGGTCAAGTTCGGTCTTCTCTCTCGCGTCAGCGGCGCCACCGGCAATGCGCTCGGCGCGGCGGCATCGGGTGCGCGCAGCCTAACCGGGAGCTTGGCGGGCGCGGCCGGCCTCGTCGGCGGGGTGGCCGCCGTGACCACCACCTTGACCAAGGCGCTCACTGTGGGGTTGGACTACACGCGGTCGATGAACACTATGCAGGCGGTATCGGGCGGCACCGCCGAGCAGATGGCGCAGGTGGGCGCGCGGGCACGCGAGCTGGGCAACGACATCAGCTTGCCGGGCACCTCGGCCAACGACGCCGCTGCCGCCATGACCGAACTGGCCAAGGGCGGGTTCGATGTTCAGCAGTCGATGGATGCTGCCAAGGGCACGCTCCAGCTGGCGGCCGCTGCCGGTATCTCCGCCGCCGAGGCCGCCACCATCCAGTCCAACGCCCTGAACTCCTTTGGTCTTAGTGCCGACTACGCGGGCAAGATGTCCGACATTTTGGCCAACGCCGCCAACGCCTCCAGTGCCGAGATCACCGATATCGCCTATGGGCTCCAGGCGGGGTCGGCGGTGGCCAACCAGTTCGGGATCAGCGCCAAGGACACCGCCGCGACACTGGCGCTGCTGGCCAACAACGGCATCAAGTCCTCCGATGCCGGTACGTTGCTCAAGTCCGCGCTGCTGCACCTGGCCGCACCGTCCGATCAGGCATCAGCTGCCCTCGATGCCCTCGGGGTGCAGGCCTACGACGCCCAAGGCAATTTCGTTGGGCTCGCCGCGCTCATGGGTCAGCTCCAGGAGGCCTCCAAGCGGCTGACCCCGCAGATGTTCCAGGAGAACGCCGCCATAGCGTTCGGCTCAGATGCGGCCCGCCTGGCGGGCATCGGCGCCAAGGAGGGCGCCGACGGATTCACCAAGATGGCCACGGCCATGGACCGCTCGGGGGCCGCCGCCGACGTGGCCGCCGCACGCACCAAGGGCCTGCCCGGTGCGGTGGAGCGCATCAGTAATGCGGTCGAGTCGTTCTCGCTGGCGCTCTACGACGTGATCAGCGGTCCGGCCCAACAGTGGGCCGACCGGCTCGCCGAGGGTATCGGCAAGGCCGAGGACGGATTTAAGGCGGCTGTCCCCTACGTCAAGGACTTCTTCAAGGAGATCGACCAATCGGGCGTCATCGATCTGGTCAAGGGCGCGTTCTCCACGCTGCTGGACACCGTTACCGGCGTCGTGACAGCAGGGATCGCGGTCGGGCGGTTCTTCAACGAGAACAAGGAGCTGGCCGGGGGCCTGGCGGTCATCCTGACCACCCTGCTCGCGCCCGCGCTGGCGGCCATGGCGGTCTCGGCGGCATCGGCGGCCGCCGCCATGGTGGTCTCCGGTGCGACGACGGCCGGGTACTACGCCCTTGTCGCGGCCACCAAGGCGTGGACGATCGCACAGTGGCTACTCAACGCCGCGATGTCGGCCAACCCGATCAGCCTTATTGTCATCGGAATTGCTGCTCTTGCAGCCGGATTGATCTACGCCTACAAGCATTCCGAGACGTTCCGGCGCATCGTCGATGCGGCCTGGAAAGGCATCAAGGAGGCCGCCTCAGCGGTCGTTGATTGGTTCACCAACACGGCGTGGCCTTTCCTGCAACGCGTTTGGGACGGTATCGCCACTGGCTGGCGCGGGCTCGTGGACACCGCCGAAGGGGTATGGACCGGCATCCGCGACAAGTTCAACGCCATGGTCGATTTCTTCTCCAATCTGCCATCTGCCATCAAGGAGAAGGCAATTGGCATGTGGGACAGCATCAAAGACTCGTTCAAGTCCATGGTCAACGGGCTGATCATGATGTGGAACGCCATGGCCGCAAAGCTGACGTTCACCATGCCGGATATCCCTGGTGTCCCGCGTCGCGGCGAGAGCATCCAGCCCATCCCCTCGCTGCCGATGCTGGCCGCTGGCGGGGTTGCCGGCCGGACCACCGCAGGGCGCCTCTGGGGGCCGGGCAACGGCACCAGCGACTCGATCATCGGCGTTGATACACGCGGCTACCCAACAGCTTTGGTGTCCACCGATGAGGGTGTAGTCAAGGCCGCGGCGATGCGCGGAAACGGCGCCGCCATCGTCGCGGCCCTCAATGCCGGATGGGTGCCCTCGGCAGAGCACCTGCGCGCGATGCTCATTGACGGCGGCCTACCCCGCTATGCCGAGGGACTGAACCCCGGCGCGGACTTTCTGCGCACCACCATCATGCAGATGTGGCCCAAGATCACTCGCATTGGTGGCCGCCGCTCCGAAGATGGCTACGGCGAACACAGCACGGGCAACGCCATCGATGTCATGATCCCCGACTACAACTCGCCCGAGGGCATGGCGCTGGGCAATAGCGTGCTGGCCTTCTTGCAAAAGAACGCCTCCACTCTCGATGTCAACGGGATCATTTGGCGCCAAACCTCATACGGATACGGCGGCAGCTTCGCCACCGGGACCGGCATGCCCGATCGCGGCACCCCGACGCAGAACCACATGGATCACCTGCATGTAATCCTGGGCAAGGGGCGCGGCGTGGGTGCGGCCCCGACTGCTGTGCCGACGGCGGCGCTCTCCGGCGGTGCGGGCGTGGCCGCTCCGCTGTCGGCAGGCGGCGGCGGTGTGGGTGGCGGCATCCCCGCTGGTGCGACCGCTGGCGTTGGCCCCAACGGTGAAGCGGGCTACTACCAGAGTGATCCGCGCAAGGTGCGCGACGCCGAGCAGAAGGTGGCCGATGCCGATGACCGGGTGAAGCGCGCCGAGCAGCGGGTGGCCGAGTTGGGCAAGAAGGCCAAGGAGTCCGAGCGGATGACCGCGCAGGACAACCTGGAGAAGGCCAAACGTGAAGCCCGCGATGCCCGAGATGACTTGGAGCAGACCAAAAAGGGCAAGTTCACCGAGACCAGACAACCCAAGGGCGGCAATGGTATTGGCGGTGCCGGAGGCGGCGGTGACCTCAGCGGTGCGGGCGGCATCTTCGGATCGTTCCTCAAGGAGACATTCGGGCTTGACGGGTCATGGCTGCCGGACATCTCAAACTTCGGCCCCCTCAAGATGTTTGACTCATTCATGACGGCCTTCAAGGGGCCGATCCAGGGTGCCATCGACGGGCAGCTCGGCATCCAGCAACCCGGCTGGACACCCGGCTCGGACTGGCAGCCGTCCTCGGCGGCCCCGGTGTCCGCTGGCGGTACCGCCGCGCCCGGTCAGGGCAACGCCCCCGGCACCGAGGGCGGCCTGAACATCGCGGGCCTGAACCTGCCCGGCTTCGCACCGCCCAACGTCGATGCCTCAATCCAGGTCACCGCGAACGGTCCCGGCGCCGACGAGATCGCCACGGCGGTACGCCGCGCCGCACCCGACCAGCAGACGCGACTGGGCGCTGCGATCCCGACGGGCTTCTGATGGCGCTACCGACCGACACCTCCTGGGGTGCGCTTCCCGAGCGGATGCGCGCCGAGCACATCGAGTGCCGCATCATCGACACGACCGGCAACGTGTGGCACCTGTCCGGTCCCAACGCGGGCGTCGAGGGCGCCATGATCAACGGCGCCATTGACGGGCTCGGGGAGATCCCCGGCAAGGGCGTGTGGTCCGAGACCGCCAACAGCGCCCCCTACTTCGAGCGGTGGATCGACGGCCGCCACGAGATCGCATTCCGGGCGCTATTGATCGATGATCACGCATTCGGCTGGTATGGCACGCGCCGACGGTTCATGGACGGCCTCAAGGTCGATACCCCCTCGTGGTTCACCGTCACCTCACGCCTGTACGGCGAGGTCTGGCTGCCGGTGCTGCGCGACTCGGTACACACCATCTACGAGGACGACCCGACCGCCGATGACACCAACTACAGCCTTCATGAGCTGGTGCTGGCGGCCTCCGGTGATCCCCGCTGGCGGCGACCCGACCGGGTGGGCATGTGGCAATCGACCAACGGGCAAAAGGTCGGCTCAATCCGTGTGGTCAATCGCAGTGACGTACCGATCAGGCCGTACTTCATCTGCGAAGCACCAGGGCGGATCAAGCTGCCCGATGGGCCGGCCGCTGTCATCACCGCCCCGGACGCCGAGGACCACATCGACTTTCCCGGCCTGCTCGGACTGTTCGGCTTGTCCTGGCTCACCCCGCGCGGTCTGCGTCGGCACCGCGAGCCCGAGATGGTCATCGACTTCACGCTGTATGAGGACGAGCACACCCTCATCGACACCGACCCCTGCAACCGCATCGCCATCAGCGACAAAGACCCGGTGGACAACATCGGGTTGCAGTTCATCCGCAACTCCGAGATCGCCTCACTGATCACCGGAAACGCTGGCGAGCGCGGCCAAACCATCATGGAACGGCTACGCGGGCAGGGCTTCTCGGTGCCGATCCCGGCGCGGTCGGAGGCCTCGCTGCCGGTCTACCACTCCCGACCCGGTGGCCGCATCTGGTGCGTGGTACCGCAAAGGTTCGACCATGCCACCTAGCGCCATGACCGGCGCGGTGATGGACCGACTGGAGTCCCAGCGGTACGCCTACATCAACAGACCGCCCCAAGTCCCGCTCTTTCGGGTGTGGGATAAAGACTTTCGTCTGTTGTGCCAGATCGCCGACCCCGAAGAGGCGGTTTGGGAAGAGCTCGACGACAAGGTAGGCGGCGCTCAGGTCACCATCGCCGGGCAGCGGTTCGCCTGGCTGCGCAAGCTCATCACGCGGGACATCCCGTATGACGAGAACCTGATGCTGACGGTGGACCCCGATGTCACCAACCCGCACGATTACAAGGCGCGGTGGGGTGGCTGGATCGATGACATCGACGACATCGTGGAGGCCGGACAACCAACCCGAACAGTGTTGAAGTGCACCAGCTTCCGCGATCACCCATCGTTCATTTCCGTAGCTAGTAACCCTATCTTCCCGCCCGAGGTGCAGGCGCCCAAGATTTTCATGAACGGCGGCCCGACCGCCTGGACCTGCGCAAGTACGGCTTTTATCAACCTGTTTCGCATCTACACTCTCAACGGGTTTCACCCAATCCCGCGAAACCTGTTCGCCCCCAAGACATGGCTGGAAAACCTGCATATCTTGAATTGGCCGATCCAGGTTATGCCGATGGTGCCGCTACTGGACCAGACGCGGTGGTGCGTGCTCTCCTCGCGCTGGAAGTCACTGCAAGAGGCGCAGGCGCCACTGCTCAAGGACGCGGGCGTGACATGCCGCGCCTACACGTGGCTGCCCACAGATCCGGCCCCCTACACCATGTTTGGCCCCGAACTGGCCGAGCTCTTCCGACCCAAGCGGGCCTGCATCATCTTGTCCTACGAGGACAACTCGGGCGTCGGCGGTCCCACGGGAACGCTCATCGACGGCGCCATGAACCTCATCGCAGCAACACTGGATGACTTTCTGGCATCGACGATCATCCCGCTGGACCAAGACGGCGACGGCATCCCCGATCCGTTCATCCGCAAGCTGCTCGGCGTAGCACCCAAGCCCTCCCCCTACACATACCGCGACGCCGAGCACGGCGGTATCCGCAAGTCCACCATGTCAATTCACAAGCGGCGCGCCGTCACCATCCTGACGGGCGGCAAGAGCCCGGCATGGCTCAACCAGGCCATCAGCTTCATGATCCGCTACGGCCTGGCCCAGCTTTCCCAGGTGATCAACTACGGCCTGGGCGCCTACCAGCAATACGGTGTCAACGGCCTTGACAACCTCTACATGGGGCAGCTCGACGACGTGTTTTTACCGTTCATGCAGTGGCGCAACCCATTTGCCTCCGCGAAGGCCGGACCCTATGCCCGCAACGAGTTCATGGCATCGGGCTCCGGATCGGCGTACACCGTCAGCTCGATACAGGCCATCGCCGACGGCGACCACAAGAACCGCGCCTATGTCTCGTTCAACCAGGACGTGGGCGATGTGGCGCCGTTCGTGATTGACAAGGATTTCGGGCTCGGTCACCGGGTCAACGTCGAGCGTTCCGAGATCCTGTACACCGAGCAGGTCAAGGGCATCCGCCGCACCCTCAAGCGCGGTGAGCCCTGCCGCCCAACACTTCTCGTCGGGGATGACACCCGAGAAGAAGACGGGCTATTGCGGGCGTTCCGCACCATCGGCGACGTGGCCAACTTCGCCGCAACCATCGCATCCGCAGGAGGGATGTTCTAGTGACCGACGCTCTGGTCTTTCCCGAGTTCCCCTATGACCGCAAGTTCACGCGCGCCGAGATCGACGAGATCACCGCCGAAGCACGCAAGCTCGCCGACGCCCTGCGCGACGGCCAGGCCCCCAACGGAGCCACACTGTGGATCGACGAGAGCATGCTCCAACTCTGGTGCGTGCACGGCGTTTTGGCCGGTGTGCGGGTGCATCCGGATCTGGCGTACATCGTGGCCATCAAGCAGCCCGATCAGCACGCGGTATTCGAGGACTCGGTGCAGTGGGTGCTGCGCGAGGACGCGCCCGAGATCGATCCCGAACAGGACGAGGCCGAGGCCGAGCGGATTGCCACCGCACTGACGCAACGACTTCCCGACGAGGTGCGCCGTCTGGTGGCGCAGAAGATGACCGAGGCCTTCAACGAGGCGAACAAGGAGGACAGCCGTGGTTGACGTATTGCCCAGTGCCCCAGTCTGGCTGGGTGATCATCGCGGATTGTTGAGGTTCTACGCCTACCAGCGCAAGCCCGGTGACCCGCCCCAAACCATCGGCACGTTCACCCTCGATTCCGAGGACGCCGTGGTGGTTCTCAACGCACTCAAGGGCGAAAAGGGCGAGCCGGGCACCCCCTCGCCCATCATCCGCCCGCAGTGGGGCCACGGCTATTCCAGCGTCGCAGCGCTACATGCCGGAGAGAACGCCCTGACGACGCTGGACGCGGGCCGCGCCTGGTACATCAACGGCACCTGGAACATCTGGACCGGCAGCGCATGGCGCCAGGAGCAGGGCAGCCTGGAGGGGCCTCCCGGCCCCACCCCGGACCTGTCGATGTCCGCCGAGATCGTCCCGCAGCCGGTCTCGGGGCCGTACGGCGAGATCGTGGTGGACCGCAGCGGTACCGACGAAGATCCGCACTTTCACCTCAAGATCCCCGGCATTCCCGGTCCGCAGGGCGACAACTCGACGATCCGGGGCTCGCTGGACTACGACAACAGCGCCGACCCGCTCGATGGCCAGGGCATCGTCTTTGACATCACCAGCGGCAAATTCAAACCCGGCGATATGTCTCCCTACGCCGCCGAGCTGTACACGATCCCGCAGGGCGCATTCCAAAACGGCAGCTTCTCCACGGGCGAGCAGATCATCGCGCAACTGACCATCGAGGCACGCTCGACAGCCTGGTATCCCGACGTGATGGGCCACGTGCGGTGGCGCCGCGCCATCTTGTCCTCGGCGCAGGTACAGATCGAGGTCCGCATCGAGCCGGAGAACAGCTCACCGTCGGTGCCGGGCAACGCCCCGATCTGCGCGCTGGGGCCATTTGACCCGTCCACGCTGGACACCACGACCGTCTCGCACATCGCCCCGCACTTCTCCCACGAAGGCGACCCGATGCGCGCGGTGTCGCCCACCTCGGCGGTCGGGCGCATCCCGGCCGGCCAGGCGGTGAACGTCTACGTGATCGCCCGCCGCATCGGCGGTAACGGTTCGTACATCATCGACGCCGAATGGTCCCAGCTGGCCCTGCGCGCCTACCCCGTGAGCTGACATGCCCAGAGTGGTTGACCGGCGCCCGCGCCGGGTCGCGGACAAAGACCCCCTTGCCGGGCTACTGGGCTATGACCTCACCGAGGCCGCCGAGTACGCCGGTCAGGGCATCCGCGACTTCATGTTGCAGATCCGCGACACGTGGGCGCAGTGGCTCAGGGACGCCACGGGTATCGACCTGACGGCCGCCAATGAGTTTTTCGATTACCTTGTCTCCGAGTTCCTTTCACGCAGCCAGCTCGACCTATCGAGCCCGCAGAAGTTCGTCGAAAGCCTCGGCGACCTACTGCGCACCGGCGCCGAGGAACTGTTTAACAACAGCGTCATCGCTATCTCGCGCATCGGCAACATCATCCAGGACTTGATCAACGGTGCGGGCGAGTTCCTGACCGCCGACAGCGTGAAAACCAACCCCTTCTGGTCTTGGGATTCAGTGATGCCCGGCTTTATCTCGGGCGGTTCAATTCGCGCGACCGCCAACGGCACACAGCAGGTCATGCGTTCAGAGCCTTTCCGGGTTTTCCCTGGCCAGACCTTAGAGCTGCGCGCCGCCTCGCAATGGACCGGCGCCGCCGCCACCGCAGGATCAAACCCGGTCAAGGTCGGCTTCACCCCGTTCGATGAGGCAGGCAATCCGCTGGCCGATGTCATTCGCGGCACCTTGCAACCCTCCGGTGATCATGGCTGGCAATGGATTCCGGTACAAGAGAAATGGCCGGTACCCACCGGAGTCAAGTACGTCTCGCAGCTGCTCATCCTCGATAGCGGCGCAACGGCTGGAACCTTCCGATTCTCCAATGCCTCGGCGTGGGCGTCGAACCTGCTCGATATCGAGCTGGTCAAGGATCTGCGCGGGATGGTCGATGCCGTCGGCGGAACGGTCAACTCCGAGGCAGCCGACATTGCCGCACGCCTACAAGCGATTACCGCTGACGGCAAGATCACCGCCTCGGAGATCGTCGGCTTGATCCAACAGGCCCAAGTCTCGGGCCTGGCCATCATGCAGACGGTCATCAACCAGATTCTCGACATTCTCAACGGCAACATCGTGACCCCGATCAACTCCCTGGTGCAAGGGGTCAAGGACTGGTTTGGCCTGAACCAGAACAAGACTTCGGCGCTCAACAGCTCCGGACAGCTGGACGCGGGCAACCTGGTCGGCGAGATCGCCAAGGAATCCGTGGAGGGCCTAACCGACCTCGGCGCCAATGTCACCGGTATCGCCAAGAACATTTTCGATAAGTGGTTCGGCGGCACCTCGGCGGCGGGCACCCCGGCCGAGGTCGCCCAAACCATCGAGGCGATACAACAGGCCGTCATCGGCGGCTGGACCGTCGATGTGTTCACCACCAACGGGACATGGACCAAACCGGCCAATCTCATCGAGTGCTGGATGATCGCCATCAACGGCGGCGGCAAGGGCATGCCCGGCGGCACGTCGCAAACCAACGCCGACATAGTTCCAGGCGGTCTCGGCGGGTCCTCGGGCGGCTATATCGGCCAGCAAATCGATCCCGCGAGCATTCCGGCGTCGGTGCCGATCACCGTCGGACCGGGGGCGAGCACCAACGGCGCCGACGGCGGTATCACCTCGCTCGGCTCCCTGGTATCGGGCTCTCCCGACGGCTCCGGGATCTCGACGATTGCCGGATTTACCCCCACCACCTCTACCCCCGGACGCGGCGGCAACGGCGGGCAGGCCACCGGCTCAGGGGGCAGCAGAGGCCAAGACGGCGGCGCAACACCCTTGGCCGCAGCCGGTGTCGGTGGTAACGGCATCAACTCCACCGGCACCGCGCAAGCCGGGACCGCTGGCGGCAACGCGTCGTTGAGCGCACCCACCAAGGCCGGGGGTGGTGGCGGCGGTGGTGGCGGTGGCGCCGGGTCCACCTCATCGTCGGGGACACGTCGAGGTGGGGACGGCGGCGCGGGCGGCTATCCCGGTGGCGGATCAGGCGGTGGCGGCTCAGCAGTCGGCGGCGGCACGTTCGCCACCCAAACCCCCGGACAACCCGGCCCAGCGCCCAATGGGGCAGCCATCATCATCTACAAGGCAGGCGGATAAAACATGACCGAAACCACCAAGGCTGTTGAACTGGACACGGATATGTCCCGCTGGCCTGCTGGCGCCAAGCACTACCGGCTTAGCGACGGCTCGTATGTGGTGATCGAGGTCGATCAGCGCGAGCGGCGCCATGACACCCATGTCCACCAGATCACCCAAGGTGCCGCCTACACCTACACCCCACGCCCCACCGTCGTTATCGCTGTCGATGAGAATGCCTGCGCGACAAGCCTTGATCGCCTGCACGAGTTCGCGCCCGGCACCACCCATGCCCAAGCTCTGGCGCTGATTGAGGCCTAGTTGTCCTGGTCGCCCAACCCGAGCATCCCACCACGGCGCTCGGGCGGTACATGGTCGCCCCATCCGGCGGTGCCGCCACCGGCAGGCAACGGCGCGTGGTCGTGGGTGCCGCGCGTCACCGCGACCGACACCAACATTGGCGCAGACTCCGCGACCCTGCTAGCCCACCTTCTTGCCACCGAGACCGCGACCGGCGCCGACAGTGCCGCACTACTGGCCCACTTGGCCGGCCGCGAGGACGGACTCGGGTCCGACGCGGCCACGCTGCTCGCCCATCTCACGGGTACGGACACAGGTATCGGCGGTGACTCGGCGGCCGCCGTGCTCAAGTACTACGCCAGCGGTACCGACAGCGCAATCGGCTACGACAGCGCAGCAATGCTCGCCCACCTCACCGGCCAAGAGTTTGGGCAGGGCCACGACACCGCGACCCTGACCGCCCATCTGACCGGGTTCGACACCGGCTCCGGACACGACAGCGCCACCGCCGTGTTCAGCCCCCACGCACCCGAGACCCAATCGTGGTCCGCGCCGGGGACCATCACCTACAACATCCCCTCCTGGTGCCGCTACATCGACATCGTGCTCGTCGGCGGCGGCAACGGCGGCGGTGGCGGATTCGCCGGATTCATCACCGGAGGCGGCGGCAACGCGGGCAACTGGTCTCACGTCACCCTCGAACGCGGCGTAGACATTCCCTGGTCGGCCACCTCGATCACCTTCGTCATCCCGGTAGCCACACCCGGTGGCACACAAGGCAACAAGGGCGCTGGCGGCGGCACCGTCACCGCCACGGTCGCCGGGTCCGGATGGGCCGGACTGTCGGCGACCGGAGGCACCGGAGACCAATTCGGATCCACCCGCAACGGCGCCTCACCGGGCACCCACACCTACAACGGCGAGCCCTACGTCGGCGGCGCGGTGCAGACCACCGCACAGGCCGCAGGAAACCCGCCCGGTGGCGGCGGTAACGGCGGCACCGGAAACGCCTTCAACGGCAACCAAGGCGGCGCCGGAGCTCCAGGCGGGGCCTGGGCACGCGCCTACCAGTAATCACACAACAAGGAGGACGCATGGGCGCCAACTCAGCGCATCAAATCGACATCTGCAACAAGATCGCAGCGGCAGGCAACACCATCAAGGCATGCAGCGGCGACCCCGGCACCGGCACCAGCGCGGCCAACGTGATCGCCTCAACACCAGCATCATTCAACACCACCTGGCCCGCAGCCACCGACGGTGCGGGCGCAGATGCCGGATACGCGGTCTCACTCGGATCGGCAGGCACATTGCAGATCCCGGCCTCCACGGTGGTCAGTCACTACGCCATCTTCAACGGCTCCACCTATCTGCGCGGCCGCGCACTCGATACCCCAATCACCGTGGGCGCCAGCCCCGTAAACATCGACATCACCCCAAAGACCCGCTACAAGGGCGGCCAATGATGCGCCAGCTGCTCGCAGTGGCCGCTGCCTGCCTCGCAGTGTTCGGCGCCGCATTTCGCCTCGGCTGGTGGGCATCGGACCAGCTTTCGTCCTACGCCCAAGAAATCGACCCACGTATCGAAAAGGAGTACACCCGATGAGCTTTCGCACTGTGAACGGCAACACCCATACCGAGGACGGCTGGCGGTGCTGCAATCGGGATGAATGCGACATCGTGCGCATACCCGAGCTGTACCTCGTCGATACCGCACCGCTGCGCAAAGGCGCTCCGCTGACCATCCTCGGCGCCTGGCTGTACTGGTATGACCGCAACGTCGAAGAGATCACCTCCCCCGTGTGGGGGTGGTCTGCCACTAACGATGTCCTCGGCACCCCGGGTCGTAACGACGGCTCTAATCACCTGTCGGGCACCGCTGTTGACGTAATGGCACCCAAGTACCCATGGCAGCAGTACACGATGAACGCCGCCACACAGGCCAAGGTCCGCAAGGGCCTGGCGCTGTTCGAGGGCTCCGTCTTCTGGGGACGTGACTGGTCGCGCCCCGACGAGATGCACTACCAGATGGCCTGGCCCGAGGGCGACAAGCGCAATGACGCGTTCGCCGCCAAGCTGCGCGCTGGATACCTCGGCATCTACGCCCCTGCACAGCCTCCAGCGCCCGTGCAGAAACGTTTCCCGCAAGACCTTTCCGACCGCGAGCTGCTGGAGTACATCGCCGAACAACTCGGACCGGGACACCCTGACTGGGCATCCAAGGGCATGACGCTGCGCGACAAGGTGTGGTCCAAGTGATCCGCATCGGCGACCGCAACCAGGCCGTCCGGCAGTGGCGCGCCGTGATGAACGACTGGTTTGGGCCGCTCTACACCCGGCTACTCGGACCGCTGCCCCGCGACACCGACGAATTCGGTCCCCGCGCCGCGTCCTGGGCAGCCGAGTACCAGCGCCGCACCGGCCAGATCCCCACCGGCGAAGTGTCCGATAACGACCTGCGCGCGTTGGGTATTGCGCCCCCGGCCCCGCCCAGCAACCGGCACCTCGGGCTGATGTTCCGGGGCACCGGAGGCATCATCGGCCAGGACTACGTATCTCGCGTCATGCAGGCCGTGGCCAACCTCGTTGAAGAGGTACACCCCGAATTCGCCGCGACCATGGGCGGTCTGCCGGTCGGCGCCGCTGGCAGTCCCGGTGACATTTCGATGGCCAAGGCCGTGGACATCGCCGAGGCCGACGCACAACGCATATTCCTGGAGCGCTACCGGATCAACCCCAACATCAGGGTCGTCATCGGCGGGTACTCGGCGGGCGCCGTCGCGGCGGCCAAGTTCCGTGCCTGGCTTCTCGAGAATCATCCCGATAACTACCTGTGCTCATTCAGCATCGGCGACCCCACCCGCCCGTATGGTGGCAGCTACTACGGCGGCCCCGTCCTTGCTGGACAGGGCATTTCGTCGTGGCGGTTCGGCGATGTCAAGGACTACCGGCACTGCTGGCTCACCGACCCCGGCGACATGTACGGCAACATTCCCCTCGGTGTGGTCGGGGACATCATGGACGACTGTTTCGACATGGTGACAGCGTTTCAGCTCTCGGATCCGCTCGGGGCCGCTGGCGCCATCCTGCCGAAGATCCCCGAGATCGCCACCAAGGCCTTGGGTATCGAGCTACCCGCAGTGTTCGGCACCCTCTCTGGCGGCCCGGCCGGCATTGCAGCCATCGGCCTGCCGCTGGTCATGGGCGGACTACAGGGCCTACTCGGCTGGGGAGATGTCAACAAGCTCACCGGCCCGGCCGCCGCAGCACAGGCCGCCATCATCGCACTGCGATTCGTCACCGCCAATCCCCCGACAGCGCCACACATTCAGTACGAATTCCGCGAAGTGTGGCCCGGCCAAACCTATCTCGGTCTGGCCATCCAGCACGTGCGCGACTGGTGCACCCGCACCCCCGCCATAGCCGCGTAACCACCACCCCTCGAAAGGATCTCGAAATGCCCAATGACAACGTACGGTTGGCGATTCACGCCACTGCACTGCTGACCTTCCTAATCGCCGTGGTGGTACTCGTGGCGCTCGGCAAGCTCGCTGGCCCCGACGGCTTGACGTGGATTCTGACCGGCGCCGGTCTCATCACAGCCGGGCTCTCCACAACCAAGCTGATTCAGGACCGGCGCGGCGGCGGGCCGGACGGGTCGGCTCAGTGATCCTGCCACCAGTACCGATCACCGAATGGCCCCCACTGCCTCCGCTGGCCCGCGACGGATGGGAGCTGGCCACCTGGATCGTCATCGCCCTGGTCGTGCTCGTACTCGGGATATACCGCAAGGATCTTCGCGCCGTGCTCCACCAGGTCAAGAACAGCCACGAGACCAACCTCCGCGACGACGTGGACGGAGTTGGCGACCGACTCGACGACGTGCTCGACCGGCTCGAAGAGTTCGGCCGCGACCTACGCGGAATGCGCTCCGATATCGGCGGCCTACGCGGCGAATTGAGAGAAGAACGCAAGGACCGCTTGGCATTCGAGCACCAGGTAACAGAGAAGCTGCGCGACGCCAACTAGCCGACCGGAAACGCCCCTGCTCAAATCCACTGAGCAGGGGCGTTTTTCGTCATTTCTAAGCCTTGTTGGCTTGGCATGACGGCACAACGTGATCGTTGGTGATCGAGTGCAGGTACCAAACGTTCTTGACTTGCGCCAGCTCAAAGGTTGCTTCCGATGCTGCCGGGGCCTGGATTTGAGGGTCGTTGATTGTTCGCTGCGTGACGGACGTGTACGTGTAGCAGATGACCAGTGTTGCGGTGGACGCATTCAACGCAGTCGCGGATGTGGCGGCGAGATTCAAAGGGCCGGTTGGGTAGCTTTCGGCCTCGTCGGTTTCTTTGTTGCGGCCCACCGTTCCCAGTGATCGCACATCTTCAAAGAGCGCATTCCATGCGGTCCCGTCCAACTGTGGATCAACGATAGCCACGTACCGACGGTAGCTGGGACTGCCTTGCCCCGGTGCTCGGTAGCCTTCCACGGCTGGCCATATGTCCTTGGTGAACCTGGCGACTACCCCGTCTGTGTCGGGTGTTGAAATGGTGGACGTGCTCGCGGCGGGCGTTGCCTCGGGCGCGTTCGTTGCGGTGCAGCCCGCCACCATCGCAACGAACAGCAGCGAGGCGAAAAGCCTTGTGGGTTTCACGGATTGAGCCTCAGCACATCGGTTATCCGCCCATCCCTGTTTGCATTGTCGATGCGCACCGGCACCCCCGAGTAGGGCGCGTCAAGCATGAAGCCATTGCCGACATAGATACCCGTGTGTTCGGTACCGCCGTTGAAGAAGACGAGAATATCGCCGACCTGGGCCTTGGAGCTGATCTGCGCGGACGGGATCTGCACTGCGTCAGGCACTTTGGTCAAGTGTTTGCTTATGTCAATGCGATCGGTACCCGTACCGAGCTCCTTGCCGTCTGGCCTCTCGAATACGTCAACTCCCGCGCCCTGCTGGAACGAGTAGCGAACCAAACCGCCGCAATCGAATCCAGTTCGATTCCAGTCCTGATGCTCGTCGGCGCCACCGCCGTTGTCCCCGTGGCCCTTTGACGGTCCATTCACATCGGTGTTGCCACCCCACGCGTAGGACACGCCTTGCGAGCGGCCAGCGGCCCCGATAGCGCGCAATGACTTATCGCTGACGGCTTCCGGTTTCGGTAAGGCCATGGGGGCACCGATGGCCCGTTGTGTGCCGTCCGCGTTCTTGCCTGATAGGTAGTCTTTCCATGCCTGGTCGCGCGCCGGGCCGGGGCCAAGGCTTTGGTCGTATCCGGGCGGGTTATCGGCCATGGGGATCGTTTTGCCGGGGATCATGGTCGGCTTGGCCCCGTTGGGGTAAGGGGGGTTTCCATCGGCGCCGCCGATGGGGCCGGAGGCGAGGATCGACGGGTCGGAGGGCTTGGGGTCGGGCTGGCCGATGTGTGGCCCATCGGCTACCCCGCCGCCAGGTGTGGTGATCGCTTTGAGTGCGTCGGCAATCTCGGCGTCAACCGCATCGGCCTTGTGGAGCAGCGCTTTCATTTGGTCTTCAAGCTGTTGCTTGGTCGCAACGCTCTGCATATCGCCGAGGGGAACGCCGCTCGTGTTGATCGAGCCGTCGTTGTTGAGCTTCCAGTGCACCAGCTCGCCACTTTCGTTGTAGCTGCCGTTGCCGACGATGGTGGCTTTCAGGTAGCGGTACTTGGACTTGATGCTCAGCACCTCGTCGTAGAGGGGCCGCAGCTTGTCGGCGACGGCCTTGGCCTGATGCCCTTGCTCATCGACATCGACACGGACCTTGCCGTGGTAGCGGTGCCACGCATCAGCTGTCAGTCCGCCCCAGCTGGACAGGTTGGCCTGCACTCCCTCAAGGGTGTCGCCGAGCTTCACATGCGATTTGTGAATGCCGTCCATGGTGCCGATGACGTTCTCCAGCCCTTGGGCGTCCCAATGCTCGATATCGTCGCACTCGGCCATCTATCGGCCCTGCCCGTACTGGTCAGCGTTCAGGTCATCCATTGCGACCACCTGGCCGGTGAACTCCTGCATTCCGATGCCGTGCTCGGTCAGCTGGTGGTGCAGCGCCCGCTTCTGGTCCGTCAACGCCGCGTGCGCGGACTCCAGCGCCCCTTTGGACTGACCCCACATCTGCGACACCGCGGACTCAAGGGCTCCGTGGTGGCCGTCGTGCTCGGCCTTGGATTGCTCCACCGCGTCGAGCAGGCGGTTGGACTCGCGCATCATCGGGTCCGGGTGAAGCTCAAACGAGTACGACATATTTGCCCCCTGCGGTAGCTGTTGGGGGCAATATACGTGCGTCACCCAATGCCCGCTACCCCCGGATAGTGAATCGGCCAGGTTGCCGATAGATGGTCCGGTCTATCTCAACTTCGGCAGTTTCGGCAGGCAGCGGTCCGGATCGGGTACCGCGTGCAGCCCGTTGCGGGCTTGCGCCTTGTGGAACGCCTCGGCGGTCTTGTCGGCCATCTTTTCCACCAGGTCTTGTGTCACGTAGTACTTGGCCGCCTGCCGGCCGATCCGCATCCGCTGGGCGGTAAAGTCCACCTGGTTGGATATGCGCTCGCGCGCACGGTCCTCGGGGATCTCCAGACCATGGGCGGCGAGGCGGGCCATGAATTGTGCGGCGCGTTCATTCATCCACGGAGAGCGGCGAGCAGGCATGCGGGTGACGATAGAACGGGCCGGGCTTTCGGAACGCCTGACGAGTTCGATCCGTTATCTGGTGCCAGCGGTGTTCACTTACCCCCGCTACGTCATCGCGGGTGCGACCGATTGCGTCCGCGCTGCCCGGAACGGATCGAGTCGGTTAACGGCGGCGTGGCGGCGCTCGTCGGGCACTTTGGTGTAGATCGCGGTCGTGGCGAGGGACTTGTGCCGAAGCAGCGTTTGCACCACGCGTACGTCCTCCCCGTCGTCCAGGAGCGTCGTACCGAACCAATGGCGAAGGCTGTGCGGGGTGCCGGGGATTCCAGCGCGGCGCATAGCCTGCCCGATAATGTCGCTGACCCCTTTGGAGTGCACATGCTGGCCGGGGCGATTGTTGTTCGACGGAAACCACCAGCCGCGTTCCGGCATCGTCAGCGCCGCCTCGGCGAGCAGTGGATGCAGCGGAAGCATTTCTTTCGAGCCGCCCTTGCCGTGGACGTAAAACACCCGGCGCGCCAGGTCAATGTCCTCGCCCCGGAACTTGGCGATTTCGTGCACCCGCAAACCGCCAAGGGACGCCAGCAAGATCATGACCCGCGTCCGGTGGTGCATTCGGCTGCGGAGCAGGCGCGCTAGGCCATCGTCGGGCACAGGCCTCGGTACCCGGTCGGGATACTTGGGCGAGCCGAGTTTGGCCATCGGGTTATCGATGCGATAGTCCATGAGCACAAGCCATTTGAACCAGGCCCGTAGATAGCTGTGATACGTCGCGGCGGTTGATTCGGACCAGTCGATGGCGTGCGAGGCAAGCCACCGCATGACCTCGATCGGTTGCGCCGTGGCCGGATTGCAGCCTGCCTCAAGCGCGAATAACGCTATGACACGCAGCCTTTCGCCGATTGTCACCGCCTTGAGCCGACTTGCCGTCTGCCAAAGCTCCCATTCGGTCAACAGTGGATGACCCCCGAATTGATGCATGCTCCCCGTTTCTCGCAGTGTGATCTGCGAGGACACTAGGGACAGGCGAGGCTCGACAGAGGCGTTCGCGGTCACCAT